GTACTGGTCTGCATTTGCGTCACAAGTTGTCAGCGATTCGCAATTTTCAAATATCGTGTCGCTGCCTGCACCGTCAATTGTGCCCTGATCGCAAGCAACGGACGCGTACTTGTTGGGTTCGTAAAGTGTACATTCTAACTGTTCGCAATGGCCCACCGCCGTCGAGCCCTTGTCAAATGACCCTGGCTGTGTTCCACCGACGCCGGGGATACAACTGCTCTGTTCGGACGTATCTAGAATATAGTGGTCTTCATCCTCGTCACAACTGATATCTGGTGCGCACAAATTGAAAATCGTGTCTACCCCGTCGTTTACCACCGTACCGTACTCGCATGCCGATGCGGCGTATTTGCCAGTAGGTATACTGGTGGTGGTGCACTGCTCAGTCGAACAGGTCCCAGTGGTTGCCGATCCACTCGTGAACAACCCTCCACCCAACGTACCGCCAAAACCGGGTACACAGACAGAGAGTGTCGATCCTTGTAGATACACGTCCTCTACGGAATCAGTGCAGTTAAACAAGCCGCAGTTTTCAAAAACTGTGTCTGTCCCCGTTTCACTTGATGACCCAGGTATGCACGGCGAAAGTGTGTAGTGGTCTGTTGGTACACGGAGACCACACTCGGACACCGTGGCATCTGTTCCTCGTATTGAAGCCGATCCAGAAATGCACGCGCTGTCAACAAAACTATCTATCCCTGGTGTTCTACAATTAAGAATTTGCGTGTCGGCGCCGATTGTTATTGATGTACCTGTGTTACAAGTGACGTTTGTAAAACTTAACCCCGTCGTCGGATCGGAACATTCTTGTATAACGGTATCCTTGCCGGAATCAGTAGTACTCCCATGGTCGCAAACGTCGGACGTGAACGTACCGACTGGCAAAGTATAGTTAAACTCCTCGGTGGCAGCGGGGGTTTCCATGGTAATAGTTTGACGCAAATTAACATCATTTCCAGATCCATATGCGTTGTTGCCGCCAGTTGTTACACGCACACTTGCTCCGGTGGTACGAGCACCACAATACACACAATCCAAGCGGTTTTGAATGGAGACTACCAGGTCGCCCGGCGGTGCCGAGAAGTCAGCAAGAAGTCGCGCACCTGTGCCACTTTCTTTAGACCGGCACATAGTGTAGTCAGTTGTTTCGCCGTCAAAGCAGTTCGTTGCCTCAAAGTCACTCGAACTTTTATTGCTTCCCGACCCAGGAGTATAATGCCCTTCCGGAAAACGAGGGTTCGTAAAAGTCACCGGCGCACCGTCAATTGTCGCCGTGATTTGGTTGAGGTTTATTACGTCTGCATCACTTTCAGGCTCGATGCGCAGCGTGTAATTCTGCTGGTCGGCGATGGGCTCGGTGCACACTCGTGTGATGGTATTACTTCCTTTCAACAAGGTGTCTCCAGCGCTGCACGGCACCGTCACAAACTCGACGTTGGGTAAAGATACGTTCGGTGCGATACAAGTGCCCAGCTCAGTGTTACGCCCAATTTCCAATGGTCCGCCTGGTTCGCACACAGAGTCGGTAAAACTAGCTCCTGCGGCGGGCACGGCACAACTATCGATGACCGTGTCCGTCCCAGCGTTGAGCGTCGACCCGTGATTGCAAACCGTCGTGGTGAAGCTCTGACCTTGGACCGGTGACTCGCACGGAGATGTGAGTGTGTTTTGACCAATCGCAGACGTAGTGCCGGCAGTGCACGGCACCAACACGTACTCCGGATTTGGTAATGTCGCAACCGGGTGAATGCACGTGCGGATTTGGGTGTTGTTGCCGCGCTCAAATGTTGTCCCGGGACTGCAAGCCGAATCGGTGTAAGTAACGCCATCGGTTGGCGGGTCGCAGGTTCTGAGAGTGGTATTTCGACCCGAATCGACTGCCGTACCGGCGAGGCACGCTGAATCGGTGAAGGTTGCACCGTCGACCGGCACGGCGCAACTATCGATAATCGTATTATTTCCTAAAACGCCCCCGCTACCGGAACGACAGGGCTGCTGTGTGTACTCGGCATTGTTCGGCGTTTGACAGTTCAGGAATTCGCAGGCAATTGCTTCGTTGCTACCGATAACTCCGGAGCCACCAACAGAGGAAGCTGGGTCGGTCCCACCTACGCCCTGAACACATGAGCTTTTCGAAGAGTCGATTACGTAACTCCCAACCGGCACGTCGCACGCACCCACACTAGCACAAGCCACGATTTTAGTATTGCTACCCGAATCGTCAATGGTGCCCGATTCACAAAATCCTGCCACGTAATGTCCTGTCGAAGGGTTATCACATGTCTGCTTGTCTGTGTTTGACCCTGTCCTCCGCACCTCTCCGCGATCGCAGGCTCGGGAAATGAAGTTGTCCGGCGATGGTTGGTCGCAGGGAAGCACGAACGTGTCTGAGCCAAGCTCGCTGTAGCTGCCGGATACACATGCCGTTTTAACGAAGTTTGAATCGTTCGGAGTAGAGCACGCACGCAACCGTGTGTCGTTTCCTCCGCCATGAACGATTGCGCCTTGAACGCACAGGCTGTCGACGTACTCGTCATACATCGGGGCTGCGCATTGTTGGGGCTCTGCGTTGCGCCCATTGTCGTTTGCGTCGAGACTACTTCCAACGTATCCCGCATTCGCGGCGGTTACGAAGAAACCTGGTAGTAGGGTTTCCCAACTAGTAACAATTCGATCAGCTCCACCTCCGATAACCGTCCCGGGATAACAGGCGGCTTGTACGAATCCGTCTACCAGGGGAATGGCGGTGACGGTGCACGGCCTCGGAGTTGAATTCTTTCCTAGATCACTAAATGACAACGGTGGCCAAGTTCCGCGCACGCATGCATCTTCGTTCGTAATAAAATTCCCTATGTTTTGGACGAGGTCAATGGAAGCTTCGTCACAGTCAGATAACTCTGCGTTTGTACCGCCCCCTTCGTAGACGTCGCCCTGCGTGCATTTGGTACTGAAGTATTTGCCTGAAGTGGCGTTCCACTTGCATTCTGATTCCGCATTGCACTCATTTGAGTTTTGCTTAGACGAACATGTACCGAGAGATGCCCAATCGCCACTTAAGTCGTCGCTGAAGAAACACACACTCGTTCCAAATGTTGTTAAACCAAGGTACTTACAGTCACATGTACCCATATCTTTGCAATCCTGCGGTGTGCTATTATTGCCTGCAGCTTCCCACGTGCCTTTTCTACACACATTGTCACCGTCTATGAATTGGTAGCTTCGTGGTTGCTCACAATCCTCAATTTGCGTATTATGACCGGCGTTGCTAAACGAGCCATTCTGACAGGCCGTGTCGACATACTTAAAATCAGGTACGTCTTGTGTACAGGAGTGAATAATTGTATTCTGACCTTGGGTGTCCCAAGCGCCACTTTCGCACGCAGTTGCGACGAATTTGTCATAATCAGGACTATCACACGAATCGGTCTGAGTATCGTGTCCGACAAACCCAGGTCCGGATTCAAACACATACGTATTATAAGGTGCAAAGTTGTACGTCGGTATGGGTCCTCTCAATGGGTTACCTTGAGTGCACGGGGTGGTCACAAACGCGCCAGCGGTCACAGATGGATACTCGGAGCAGGCACTAAACGATGCGTTCCACCCGCTATCATCATGAATTAATTCGAATGGTGGCGAGGAACAAATGCGATTTGTCCACTGCCCTTCCGGAACAGCGTTTGCGCAATTGCGAACGTTAGCGTTCTCTCCAGATAGACCGCCAATGCTAGCGGCACCTTTGGCACAAACAGACTGGGCATAGGTGGTGTGATCCAGCGCCTGGTCACATGAACGCAAGTTTGTGTCTGCGCCGTCCGCCAGCCGGTGCGTTCCGCGTTGACATGGCATGTACACAAACGAGCCGTCTGGTACGTCGAGATTGCAAACTGCACGACCGGACGGTGTCCCTACCTGGCCGTTTACGAGCGGATTTCCTGCCTCGCATGGTAATCCCGTGATATACTCATTAACTGTAAGCGAGTCGCCATCATTGCAGTGTTGAAACGTGGCATTCGAGCCCCCGCCCTCGCGAATTGACCCTCGTTCACAAACATTGGTCGTGTAGTAATTCTCTGGGGTTGAACTTGTACACAACCCGTACCTTGTGTCTGCTCCGCGGCGATGCATGCGATTACCCGCGTCGCATGGCGTTTCGACAAACTCGTTTGAGTCGCCGATGGTACATACACGAAGATGTGTATCACGACCAAGCACTAGAGCGGAGCCCTGTTTGCAGACGCTGTCTACGTATGTCACGCCGGGTGTTGATGCGGAACACTCTGAGCCGTTACCGTCGTTGCCTTCGCTATCGTACCCACCGAGCGCGCAGGTGCGGTCCATGAACGAGGTCGAATCGGGCTCTTCGCAAGGTGACAGGTTCGTGTCAGTACCACGTTCAACGGTCGATCCCGGTTGGCACGTTCCGCTGACGTACTTTGCGAGTAGCGTGGCTTCACTGTTAAGCGAAGGGGGGGCTAACATCTTAAGAGTGCTGACCGGTCCGCTACAATCGAGAGTTGTGGTTTGTGAGCCTTTGGTAAGATGGGTGCCGGCCTCGCACACTAGGTCAACAAACTCGCCCTCTTCGGGCGAATTGCACGAATCGAGTTCCGTATTTTGACCGATGGAGTCAAACGAGCCGGCCTGGCACACTTCGGCGGTGAATGTTGTCCCTTGCAACGGCTTTCTGCAGGTCCTGAGCTGCGTGTCTGTGCCGCTGTCAACGCCAACCTCGCAAATATGATGTACGTAGGATTGCGAGTCGGGGGAGGAGCATTCGGGTCCGCATATGGCATGTGTGTTATTGTTCGGAATAGCCAAAAATCCGTCCGCCGGAACCGGAAAAGCGTCTTTTGTGTTTTTGACCCAAAAGTGTTCATTCTCGTGAATAGAATCATACTCAATTTCGGAGCACCCCTCTGCGTTGAGAGATGGTACGAAACCGAATCGTTCTGCAATGTCCGAGTACCACTCGGCGTTAGGGGCGGTCGTGTCGTCGAACCAATCGTTGTTGGGGAGCACCAAGCACCCAGTAGAACGTGTATGTGTCTCTGCACAGTGCCCACCACGAATTGTGCACGAAGTTAACCCACACTCCGGACCACCTGTTCCTTCGGCCGGGCAAATGCTGCTTTGGGTCCCATCCTGGCAGAAGGTACTACCTGCGCCCAGGACGCTGACTGGCGAAACAACTGCATTACTCATTCGTCGAATCAAATTTAACTTAACCGAAGGGACCGTCCCTTCTAGCTTACAAATCAATTTTCTGCATCTTTCATAAATGGCCGAAGTCGACATCTTGAAAGGTGCCGCGATCCTAATTGAGCATCCCAGGTTCGGTCGTGGCTGCCTGTTCGGTATCATAAAACGTGAAAAATTAGCAAATGTTCACTTCCGTGCGTATCTCGTCACGGAGAAACGTTTTGTCAGGATAAACAAGCAGGACCTGCCTCACTGGATCTCGCTGCGCGTTTTGCATGACAATGGACAATGCGCAACAATATCGCAGGCAGACGTCCTGCGCATGATCAATGAGAACGGGGGCGACGACAGTAGCGACGACAATAGCGGCGACAATAGCGACGACAGTAGCGACGACAGTAGCGACGAAGCGGTTGGCGCCCCTGTTTATGACAGGCCCGCTATGCCACGTAATGTCTTACGTTATGCTGTCGGAGATGTGCTTAGGTTTGTGCACCCAGGCTGGACACATAACCCCAGAATAAATGGTCGGAATAAATCAAGAGAAGGTGTGGTAACACATGCGTACACAACCGCAGGTGACCTAGCGTATGTCTTCAGATTCAACCTGCTCAACGGGACTCGGACAACAAAACATTACAATGCCAAACCTTCCCGCCAAAAACAACGAAAACACGATGAGGCCATTGACACCTCACCGTACGTCATTTATCAGCACTCGTAAGTCACTCAGAAGTGATAAATTGACAGTATAAACCAAATGCAATCGTCGCAAGCAGTTGAAAGCGCACCTGACGATACCCACGCCGCCATAGACTTCGACGAGTCTCTCTCGGATCAGTGGCATGAATTTGAATACAAAATCTCGACGCTCATATTGGCACATACGGCTTGTCGGGAGACAAACAACACTATGGACCGTGCTCTTTGCATAAGCGCCATGGCGTGCTCCTTTGCGACAACGACACTGATGACACTTTACAAGAGCACCGAGTCACACACTTCGGACGATCTAGTAGTTGCCGAATGCGTCATGTCGGGTGTCGTGACGCTGTTTGCCAGCCTTATTAACATGTATGACAACGCAGGCCAAAGGCAGAGGCATCAGAATCATGTGGACAAGTACCGGTCGCTACACGAGAAGATACGACTGGCGCGCCAGCATCCACGTCGTTCAAGCCAGCGCAGCCTCTACGAAAAACTCAAGAAGAGACAAATCAAAATCCAATCTACTGGTCTGTCGTTATTCAGTCATATCCGGATGCGCTACGAAATAGATTGAAAAATTATTCGGTCTATCAAAACCAAAATGAATCCAATTATCGTTCGTAGCGGCACAACCACAAAGATTATATCGCGGGTCGTTGAAATGCTGGAAAAAAAACATGTTGCGCTCAAAAAAAGTTACGAAGAACCGATCGTCTGCTTCGACGTCGACGAGTGCTTGTTGGAGTGGACCGGCCCTAATACCAGCAGGCAACGCAAAGACGTAGCTCCTTTGTACGAGGCGGCCAAAAAGCTCGGCTTCAAACTCTACATCATCACGGCACGACCAAAAACAACTGGCGGGTTAGTTTATCTGCGCAACCAGCTAAGTGAGCTAGGGTACGACCCAGACGTATTCGAAAAGCTGTACATGATGCCACGGGAATACGACGACCCTGGAGTGTTTAAAAGTGACGCCCGTGCACACATAATGCGGCAGACAGGCAAAGACATTGTGCTAATGGTGGGCGACCAGCCGACGGACGTACTGAAGGACCCAGACAGCGCAAACATTTCGTTCGGGAAGACAAAGGCGTACATTGTCTCGAATCCCGACGACGGGTTGCTTCTTGGCGTGAAAGTAAGCCAACTCGATTGACTCTACCACCATTCGAGTTTGCGGCCTTCGACGAATGAGCGGTGAGTGAGCTGGGCGTCAACCAAGGCGTCGTGAAGGTTGCAATCGTCCGGCTGCTCCTCTTTCGGGAATAGGTGTGCGAAGAGCTCTGCGTTTTTGGGCCACTTGTACGTGCCATACTTGCCCGGCAGCTTCACGAAATCGGTCGATAACTTCATTGTGCACAGTGTGTCGTCCAAATGAAGTGTCAGCGGGAGATCAAGTGCAGCCGTAGTACGATTGATTGCAGCAACGTCGAACTTGGCGTTGTGAAAGACGAGCTTCCCATTTGCCTCGATCACTTCACGAGCAGTGGCGAAGAACTTTTTGAGTTCGACCACTGCGTCGAGGCCGTTGCTTGACAAGAACTCGGTTGAAATTTTGTGCTTTTGGTAGGCACCGTGGGAGCTTTCGACGCCTGGCTTGGGTTTGAGGTACTGCTTGTACTGGCTTATTGTGCTGGACGATCCTACTCCGCTGGGCTCGGTCATGTGCACGTAGGCTAGCGAAATGACATAGCCATTGAAATCCGTGGTTTCTGTGTCGACTACCAAGAACTGTGGTGGTGCCTGCGCAGGCTCTGTCTTGTGCGCGGTCTTTGTCTCCTGCACGGTCTTTGTCAACTGCGCGGTCTTTGTCAACTGCGCGGTCTTTGTCAACTGCGCGGTCTTTGTCAACTGCGCGGTCTCTGTCTCCTGTGCGGTCTCCTGTGCGGTCTCCTGTGCGGTCTCCTGTGCGGTCGCCTGTGCGATCTCGGCTTCGTGCGCCGTAGCCCCAGTTCTGCTTCGTTTAATTGGCGGGGCGTCGGTTGTATCTGTCATTTGGTGCGATTCGTTGTTCTAATAAATATCAGTTTGCCTTGTGTCGCAGGTGCCCTGTATCAGTTTGCCGTGTGTCCCGGGTGCCCTGTCAGGGAACGTCGCAGAAATATCATCAATTTTGGCGTATCAAAAAGAGAGCGAGACCAGTGAAGTGTCTCTCACAGGCATCGGAGCAGGCGATCGAGACATGGCCGAGCATGGTTTCGACAAGGAGTTGCTATATTACTGCGAGGAGAAGTTGGCACCTCGCTTGTCTTTTCCCGGGTGGTACGGGCAAGACGTCTATGTCACGCGCCTTGGAGAGTTTCGCATTCAGTGTTACGGGCCGTCATCAGGCATGCCGTTCAGCAGCTGGAGCACAGAAGCGAACCCGACGCCGAGCAAATACAAGGCTTTGTTCATGCCATCTGTGCATAGGAACGACCACGCAAAGATAGCCTGCTACGGGTTCGCCAAGTTTCCCGAGGACTGGAAACCATCGCGCTATGAAGCAGTCATCGAGCTGAACGGCCCGCGTTGGGTCTCAAAAAGTGAAATGAATACGAAGCGCATGCCACCGGGTGGTTATAATCCAGGCGGCAAGCGTAAGGCGGACGAAAATGAGCCCCAGCACGTCATCTATGGCGAGGAATTCCGACCAGTTTCGAATCTTAGCAAATTCAGCGATACGTTCTTTGTTTCCAACTTCGGTCGTTCCAAAATTGACTGCGTCTTTTCTCGTGGTCGCATTGGCGCGGGCAACTACTTACAATTCCACAAGAACGGCACGATCCAAGCGCACGTCGCTATTTGCGCAACGTTCCACGGCCCGCCTCAGTCGAGCGAACATACTGTTGATCATATCAATCGTAACCGTACCGATAACCGTGCTAGCAACTTGCGCTGGGCGAACAAATCCGAGCAGGCTATCAATCGATGCGTTGCTCTTGTTCATACGCCCGAACAGGAAGTTGCGCACAAAGAGAGTTATGCTCGGATGCAGGCATATGAGAAGAAGGCACTGGCCGACCTAGGTTCGAGCTTTTCCAAAAAAATATTCGAGCGTCTTCAACTTGCCCCGGGTAAGCGATGTCAAATCGCACTGTTTGCCAATGATACTTTCGAAACCGTTTGCAAAGTCTATGGCAAACATTACGATATGATTTATTACGCCCACCTCGGTTTGACGTGCCTTGAGTTCAACGACGTAGATGTTAAGATTTGGGATCGTTTCGGCGTGAACCATGCCTTGCGCTGTGCGCTTGTGCGAGTTGCCAACGAGTGCGGCGACGAGATAGACGACATGTTTCGTAAGAAGTTTTACCAAGATAAGTTCGTGCTCTTGCTCGGAGCGACTGGCGGCGATTGCGACAAGAAGCTCACGGCTACGGCGACAAACACCATTGACACTTGGTTCGATACCGAAATTCTGTGTTCGGACAAACACGTATATCTTGCATTCGATTATGTTTGCATGCTTTTACATCGCCGTAGATAATACCACGGACTGCTCTATTTCCTGCCTATTGTCCATGTCCATTCGAGTTTAAAAACCTTCTGTACTGTCAGAGCACTTCAAGAAGATCCGAACCATGCCGACGTGTTTTGTATGTGTCCAGTCGCTATTGGACGGTGGCGGCCATCCGGAAGGGCACTGTGATCACTGGCTGTGCTCTGAGTGCCAGCTCGAATACACGGGCCCGGTTTATTGCCCATGCGGAGTCGATCTCAAAAATGATGATGATCTCGGCCTGCCCGCGATCGCGCCCGCAACGCCTGAGCCGAGGACAAGAGCCGACAGGCCGCACGCCCATCCGACTGCCATGCGCCTCCGCCGGCTTGGGGCTGGCTGTTAGGGCGTGACTGTGGCGCTCTAGTTTCCGAACACATAGTCTGGCGAGTTGTACTCGTGGTTCTGCCTGGCTGCGCTCAATCTGCCTGGCTGGCATTGTCTCTAGATGTATTTGTAGTAATAAGTGTCATGTGGAGTCTCGGTTTTAGGGCCCCCTTGGCCGGCGTCTGGCATCCGGCGTGTGTGTTGGGGCCGGCGTGTGTGTTAGGATTAGTACTGCACGTGGCGCGCGAGAGCTCGATCACTTGGCGAGCCTTATCACGCGTAAAGCTCAGCTCCTTGCCGAGCGCACGACTGACGCTGGCGTGAAGCCGGTAGACAAAAGAAAATAACTCCTCTCGGCCGGCGAACACTCCGATGCCGAGATTGGCCTCGGCTGCGTTAATTGGGAAATTTTCACGACACTTGCGACACGGTAATGCTTTTGAGATCGACTGAAGGAAGAGCGCAGCGTCCACCTTGTCCGTGCGCGTTGGATGCATTTTATAGTTCGCCGCAAATACGTATAGTACGTGCCAAAACGCAGGCCCCCACGAACTTGGCATAAGCCCATTGGCCGGGTCGGCCATTTCTGTTTGATGCGAGCGTATATTTTTTTTTTGGGGGCGAATATAAAACATCAAATATGATGATCGTGATAAGCGTTACTGCGTCTTATGCTGATGGTGCTTATCGGTTGCCCGGTAAGTTAGACGTGCTACCAGTAAGTGTAACGGAACGCAAAAGTGATTACGCTATATTACTTTTTGTGCTTGACGTCGACGCCGAAGAGCTCGAAATCATTCGTGTCAAACTCCTCCATCAGTATTACAAAGGAGATATTTATTCGATGAAGCTTACTTTGCTCTGACATGTTGTCAATTTAGTGTAGAAGGCATACAAGCGCTCAATTGTATGAAAGCGATGAAGCACGGTAGGGGTTCCGTCGACTTCGCCGTAAAAGACTACGTAAGTCGGGAACGCCTGAGCGTACTCCTGTACAGCAGCCGCCTCGCGCAGATCAAAGACGTCGTAGACGCACCACATGAAGCGTTCAGACTGGCATCGTTTTGCCGCCATTGAAAAGTATCGTCGTTTATCCTTAATGGAGGACCCCGACCACTTAGCAAAGAACGCAACAATAACCATCACCTTGCACTTGCCATGCGCGCATCCAGGAACAGAGGATGGTTCTAATTGCGCTGGTGCGTAATGGGTGGTGGTCACGATCTTGTTGAACGTGATTCGGGAGGCAAGTTGTACCACATTTGTCGGCGTTTCTAGGGTCGTTTTGTCCCGATACAATTTGGGCGGCAGAGGTAATTTGACCAGAACTCGCTTGATCAGCGCTAGTGCCTGTCTGACCGTTCCTACAGCTGCGCACACATCAACGTCCGCATCGGCAATATATGTCTCTTTAGCGGACGCAAGGTACCATTCGATAAGATTTATAGTGCCGTCGGCGGTGGCGCCGACAAAGTGTACCCCGCTGATGTCTTCATTAAGATTCTTTAGCAAGTTTGTCGCTGCACGTGCGTGAGCAACTGCACTAGCGTCAAGTGCGGCGTAATTCATCTGCTGCGCCAGTAGGAAAACAAATATTTTTCCGTGTGCGGTGCGGAGTGATCTGGTGGTGTGCGATGGCATGGTATCCATCATGGCAGCCATCCCTAGTAACATGACAACATCGGACACAGCGGCGTCAACAAACGGCATGTTATCGGCGGAAACCGTTCGTGTAAATTTTTCGTATGCGGCAGCCAGATACGTTGCGGCTAGAACGCTACATGCCATTGTGAAGTAAACAGACAGGCCGATAGACACCCATACGTTTATGTCACCATTTGCGTCTTGCGTCTTCATCGATAAGGACACATTGCGAGACGTGTTGTGCATTGCTGCGCTCAGTATCCGAACTATCGGGCCTGTGAGCATGGCACGGACTGCAGACCGAATAGCAGGACCGGACGTCGGGTTGGACGTCAGCGAGTTTATGTGCGAGACAAACTTGGAGCTAACGGAATTAATATTCGAGGCCATGTGTTCTGAGGTCGCCCGTAGGTTTGCGAGTTGCGTATTAAACTCAGTTTTATAACCGCCGGCGCTTAGGCGAGCGGGCGTGGCTAGAGACAACGAGCTTGCCTCATTGACCGCCCAAAATTCTTTTGCGTTGAACACCATTTCTACCGTATGGGCCTTTTTATTTCGTATACAAATTAAAGTGATAACTACCGATCGAAACAGACATTTGCGCAGATCGACATTTGCGCAGATCATGCAGGATAAACAAACAGTAACCCCAACTTCGATCTAAACATCAGCTTCAATAGTATGCGAGCACATCGCTTCACAAAAAGCAATGATATTGAACTTGCCCTCGTACTCACGCAGCTTCCGGGCTGCATTTTGGCTGGGAGTCAAATGTTGCGAAATTTGCTGCGAAACGAGGTTATAGAACAACAAGAAAACAGGCAAGTCGTTCCAATCGTCCGCCGGAGAATTGTCCGTGGGTAAATCGCCCAAGCACCAGTCTGGCGCACTGTTAAATGCGTACCGGTCCATTGACTCAAACATGTCAGTGTAGTACTCAACGTCGTGTCTAAGCACGTACGCCACAATATCCGCTAGGTGTGCGATTGGCCAGTCGTCGCGATGCGAGTACATGCACGATTCTAAAAGTTCGACAAAGTGAACGAGTACTTCATCGACCAGAACACCCGCTTCTTCGGATGATGCCCCCGCTTCTACGTATGACGCCTCTTGTATACTGAAGTCGGTGTTAAAGTGATGGCCCTTTGAGCGCGCCACTCGTTTCAGTCGCCGCATCTGTAGATGATCAAATGAGCGTGTCGTGATTGGGTTGAACAGCCTGCCGGTCTTGTCGGCGAGTTCTTGAAGCGCATTTATCTCAAACACAAAAGTGCAATGCTGGTTTCTACTGGTTTCTACTAGCACAAAGTACGGGCCGTGCGCGCCCAATGCTTCCATTGTGATCGGGTCAATAATGTTTACCGGGCGCTTCGTCGACCGCAAGAAGGTCACTATGATTCTCACCGCATGTATCTGTCGCCTAGAGGTGCGATCAGTGAGTTCCTTTATAATTCGGCGGCGCTTATGACGGTACATCTTCTATTCTTGCTTGATCTGTTTCGGAAATTCACTTTAATAAACCCACATTACGGGCAAGATGACGATTGGCAATCGTGGAAACGCCCGAGCGAATTGCCCTGTACGTCGGTAATTAAATACAGGAGATGGATGAAAATAAAGGAGATGAAAATAAAGGAGATGGATGAAAATAAGTGCAAGAAAATATATATACACTATCAAAACAGAGTATGGTTGATTTCACCCTAACATCGATTTCTGGTTGGCAAACCTGGATCTTTATCATCATTGTAATCAATTTTGTATTATACTTCACAATGGACGGCGTCCTCAAATTTCAAAAAATCGAGGAAGCCGCTGACAATATCAAATTTCAAAAAATGGCGAATCCAGCACTTCTGACCAATCTCAAACTATTGGAATTCATGAAGAAAGATAACAAATATAAAATGTATGACACGTACCGAACTGAACTAATAAAAATCGCAGCAAAGAAAGAGGAAGCAGAAAAACAAGTTAAAACAGTTGCCTTTCTTGGGGCAAATGGGGCAAATCAAGTAAGGTGGTGGACTCTAACCGTCGCAATTGTTCTCATTCATTTACTGTTAGTTCTCATGGCGGTTAATAAGCCGGCTAAATCGTCGGCGCCATCGTCAAAGAGCGCGTCAAAGGTTGCAAAGCGCCCTTAGGTTTTGGTCTGGACGGGCGCTTGCTATTTTCACGGCGTGGGCGGGTTCGGTATTTTTTTGCAATTTCTGCAAATCAGGCCTCCGTTGGTAAAAAAAATGAATTGGACCCCACCGACAATTCCGCGTTCACAGTTTTTTATTATATATATTGGTACATCGTTAAACAATGATGATTGTGGTTGCTTTTGATGATAAGAAGAGCTCGGCCAAATTGCCTACCTCCGTCATAAATAAATTGGGTTGCGTAGGCTGGCGCCAAATCGGGGTGGCCGATCATGCGGTTGTTGGTGAAATCGTGTTTGATGGCGACCCGGGTATGATCGTACAAGCAAGAACGACTCTAAATGAATGGATCGAGCAACTTGACCGATCGGCACAGTTAAACGACGATGACACTGCATCGGAGACGAGCAGCCTGGAAAAACCGGACGTCAAGACTAACGACATAGTTGACTCTAAGGTGACGCTCAAACGGCAGATCGGGCGTGGCCAGTTTGCAACCGTTTGGAGCGGGGTGCTTGACGGTACGTCGTGTGCGATAAAACTCTTCACCACCGACGCCGAGTACGCCGAGGTAGTGGAGCGCGAGGTCACTGCCATGAAGGACATCGGCGAGCACATTAACATCGTTCGTATGATGATACATGGCCACGACGTCAATTATAACTGCGGGTATATAGTGTATGAGCGGATGACATGCGACCTTTTCTCCGCCCTGCGACAACGCGGCGCCATGCCGCTGTCGACCGCACTGCGTGCATTTGCAAGCGTCGTGAAAGGCCTAGAGCACGTGCATTCGAAAGGCATCGCCCATGCCGACGTCAAGCCAGAGAACGTGCTTGTTGACTCGCAAGGACGCGTATGCATTGGAGACTTCGGCGGCTGCATGCGGATGAACGAACAGGGTGCGTGCGACGGCGATGAGAGCATGCACGTAACAACCGAGTATCGGGCACCGGAGGTTATTCTCGATGACGAGTACCACTTAAAGTCCGATGTGTGGAGCGCAGCGGTCTTGCTATACGAATTATGCACCGCAGAGCCCCTTTTCCCAATAGAAGACGAGTCAGATGACGAATCAGACGACGAATCAGACGACGAATCAGACAACGAATCAGACAACGACAAGAAAGACGACAAATCAGACGACGACTACAAAGCAGTCGATGCGAACAAAGCAGACGATGCGAACAAAGCAGACGATGCGAACAAAGCAGACGATGCGAACAAAGCAGACGATGCCGCGGCTACTGAGTTAATTATTGAAACGGTCTCGACGGAGGAAACTAAAGAGACTGATGTGCGCAAGGAAACTAAAGAGACTGATGTGCGCAAGGAAAAGCCGTCGCATACCTCTCTGTTCCAGGTTGACGTACCGGTGCAGATTGAAGAACCGACGCCGCCTGACAGCAACGATGACAGCAGTAATGAGGATAGCGACTTCGATCTGAACGAGGCGCTGAATGAGTTGACCGAGCACCAGAAGAAGGTTACTCAACTGGCGTGCATGGTGCGTGTTCTCGGTGCGGTCCCAAGAAACATGGCCAAAAAATATAACGACGTATTCACGCCCGACGGCCACGTGCAAGGGTTTGGTGCCGACCAGGACGAGCCATTACCCACACTGCTGCAAAAAGCGAGTTTGAATACCCGTGATATTGCGATCATAATGTCGATTTTGACTCGTGTTTTGAAATTCCAGGCAAGCAAGCGACCGACAGCATCCGAGATCTTACATATTCGTGCGATGCGTGAATTTTGCTAAGAACAAAACTCAACGACTTTATCAAGGTCGTCAGTGTATCCGGCCATCATTTCGCCGTTTTCATTTTTCCACGTAGGATAGCCCTGAATTTTCGGACAGCTCGTCTCGTCGGCGGCGCAGTCTGTAATCTGGACCTTAATACCCTTCTGTTGAAGTTGGCTGGCCATTCCTTCGTCAAGCAGCGCCTCCTGCTTTTTGGTGTACCCGCACCAGTTTGCTCCCAGTAGCTCACACGTTTTTGTGGATTGCTCATTGATGGCGTCAATGGTGGTCATTGTTTCTTGTTAGGTATTATTTTTTTCCCGTCATGGTAGATTACGGCAAACAAAACAGCGAGGATTGGAAGTGCCATAATATAAGTAAACGTCATTTTCCAGAACGCAGCTACCACCAGAATGGTTAAAATGATAGGCGAGATAACCGAAAGAGTCACGAAGGCTTCATTCCATGTCTTAAAATGAAATTGTCGTGTGACCATGCCTAGAATGGAGTTTGTATCCATGTCAACCAATTCCTTAGGTCTTCGACTCTGTGTGACAACCGACTTGACAACCGCAAAGCGTGAAAAGAGTGGCAGGTGAACATTGCCCTCTATAACGTACGGTCGACCATGTCGCACTTTTGATAGCACTTCTCGGACTCTTGTTGCGTTCCAAATGATGGCGTGCGCGGTGAATGGCAGGCCGGTCCAGAGGAGCAGCGAATTGACGGGTATCGTCGGTCCGAGTGGCAAGTGGCCGACGTGGAGCGAATACCACCAGGGGAAGTGTGCAAGCGACGAAAGCGCATCTATAATGTCGCCGACCGGGTTCGGAGTCAAAAACTTCACGTCATCCTCTAGGATAAGTAAGTGCTTGCTTGACCGCGATGCAACGTATTGGCTAAAGCAATTTAGATGCGAGTTGATAATGCATGCGTCGCGTTCTTTGATGTCACTTGAGCGCGCCATTGTGCTGTCGACAAAATTGTAATCCAAAATGCCTACCCGTGTAAGTTCGGATGCAACTTCCTTTCTACGCAATGCATCTTCTAGCTGGACAATGACGAAAACGATTATTTCGTCCATTTATATATAACATAGTGTGCCGTAATGTGTGCTCCTCGTCAGACGAGCACAAAGTTGCAAGGCTACAAAGAGTCGGAAACGATGTCGTGATAGTCTGTGTCAAATTTTTTGCCGAAGCCACGCATAATTTCAATGAATTTGGCGTAGAACACTGTTTGATCATCTGACGTCACGAGTGCGTACATGGGACGGGATTTTAGTGCGTCGCCAACAAATGCAATGATGCGTGCATTTGTGCCGTTAATATCAATCACGTCCCCCTCGTTCAAAACTTTTCCCTTTCGAAATCCTTGGTACGTCAGCCAGACACCTGCGTTATCCATTCCCACCCACCGCGCCGTCACGGGTGCGTAGCTCTCAGGGCCGGGTTGCCCTGTCATTGTTTCGTTAAGAGACGTACTCGATGCCATGCTGAGCTCTTCCTCCGTTTGATTCGAAGCGTGTTCGTCCGATGGATTTTTGCTGTCCGATGGCTGTACAAGCGCGTCCGATGGCTGTACAAGCGCTTGCGTGCTTTTGGAAAACATTGCAGCTGCATTATCCGTCTTTTGTATCGGAGTTTCGCTAATGTTTGGCGCGGTTTGCTGCATGGGGGGGGTCGGCTCGGCCTCTGTGACCAGTGCGAGATCAGGTCTCATAGGTTCGTCTTCAAGTTCGTACTCCATAATTTTAGGCGCATCGAAAATGTTCATGTAGTCTTCCGGCCCCAGCACCTCGGGGGAACCTGTCTTTGGGTTATTTACAACGATACGATTGACTCGGATGCTGGCGGTGTTATCCATCACGGCAATGACGTCACTAACACGCACCATTGGTGTGCTGCCCTGGAGGTTATTATTCACATGGTTGTTGCCCATGAATCTTCGTTATTATCAACTAGTATTATAAAATTATGGTCTTGCGAACCGAAACCCGTTTCTTAACTCAACTCACAAAAGAGGATGCCATGGTGAACCTCAGGAAGACCAACCTCGTCGCAGGATTGTTCCACCTAGCCCTACTTGCGTTTATCGTTGCACAAATCTTCATGAAAGACGATCAGACAAAGACGCAATCTTACGTATGCACAGACAACGCCACCGATAACACGCTCTCGTGTGCGTGTGAAGAAACAAAAGGGACCTTTCTCGAGAGCGTTAATATACAGCTTTTGCGCCTCACAACCCGCCTGCCAAGTTTCATGCACCAAAGACTGAAGGAGTCAATACCAATGGACTCGTTATTACATCCGTGCGCTGCCGAAAGCGCAAACGCCGAATGCACGTTTTGGGGCGAAATTTCAACTGAAAATTTCCTTTCGCCAATTAACTTGGTCGCGCTCATTGTCACATTCACCGTGGTGACCATTGTTGCGCACTTTGTGTACTTTGGATGTTACACGCCTTATATTAGCATGATACGGCGCGGGTTCAATGCTTGGCGGTGGATCGAGTACAGTATTTCCGCAAGCATTATGGCGGTCATTCTTGCAGTTATATCGGGCGTGCGGTTGCAGACGTCGGTTTGTATGGTTTTTGTCGCAACACTTGTACAAATGCTACAGGGTTACCTCATTGAACACGCAATAGCTACGCAAAGCGTGCGCTCGCCGCAGTGTTACGTGCCCTTATTTGTCGGATGGTTGCTGCTTGTCGTCGTGTGGGTGACGATTTGGGAGGCGTGGTTCTCGGGACTAAACCGTGCGACTAAAGAGATTGAGAAGTGCAAAGCGGGGGCATGCAACGTCATAAAACAGGAAACCGAAGAGGAAGCGACCCCCTCAGACTCGCTCAAGTATTTGATTATTGCAGTCATTGTGCTGTTCTCGTCGTTTGGCATCGTTAACCTTGTATACTATGTGCACGCATACACACGAGGGCCTCTTGTAGCGCAAAAACAATTTCCGTTGTATGAATTTTCGTACATCTGTCTCAGTTTTATCTCAAAGGCGTTGCTTATTCTCTGGGTGTTCTTTAGCATATTTAAGGGAGAACTTAGATGGCTGCAGACCGGCGGGCTTTCGAGCAACGAGCCGGAAGCGCCGCATAAGTTCACCTCGTATGCCAGCATGTGCAAAATCGAGACGCCCAACGCTTCGGAGTAACTCGTTCAGCAAGAATCTGCGCCAGCGCGTCGATGTTGTCGTCAGACGAGGCATGTTTGGTCGTATTGATGATCAGTTGCTTGATTGTTTGCTCGTTGTATACGCCGCTCTCCAGAGCAGTTTTTATGCAGTTGGTGATTCTTGACCGCTGATCTTCTGCACCTACGCATGCCTGCTCCGAGAGCCTGTCGAGAATGAGCATACGTGCGGCATCTATCGGATTCTCCGGGCTATTTATCGGATTCATGACAACGGCTTGAACAGCACTTCGAGATTCGGAATCAAGTCCAAATTATCTAGCAGCACCGACTCGGCACCGATCGGTAAGATTAATATTCGCCGCTGAACCAAACCACGGGACTCGGTGACAAATTTACTTTCTTGTTCTCTCGCCTCTGGAAAAATGTGCAGTATAACTTTACAGAACTGCTCAAGCGAAAGATTCGGCGAATGCTCCGTCCCTTTTTTGATGGTAACGGTAACCAGTGCCGTGTCGGGAAGAGCACAGTTGCCAGTCCGCAAAATTCTGCTATTACTCGGCATAAATTGACCACCTTGAACCATTTCTTTTTGGGTTCATTTTTTTCGGACTCAATTTCTGATGGTCTGCGATCCATTTCCGTTAAACAGCGACGGCACCACCAGAACTCGGCGCATTTAGACGTACAAATCACATTGTTACAGCCTCCAGTAGCGCAAGGTGCCCAGTCTGACCGTACTGGACCGCAACAGACGCTACAGACGCCTGAAGAAATGTGAACCGTAGGCCTCATTCGGAGTAAAACTCTCTTACATAGGCCCGCCCATATAGATCGCACAACTTACAACGCCAATACACCGCCCCGTTCGACCTCCGCCCACGGCGCATACGATACTTGGATACCGTTGCTGGCCATTTTGTTGATGAAAACGTCCAGCTCACCGCGCTGTGTTGCCGCCTGCAGGGCAAGACCAATGAACTGCCACTGTTGCTGTTTGGACCGCTTTTCGTCGGCCGACATGACCCGCCATTTAGCAACATGTTCCGGGATTGATCGGTACGTAAACACCCCTAGCGGCGCTAGGATCAGGCTACATGAGTCCGGTGATATCGTCGAGCGCTGCATGCAAACTGCCGCGTCAGCGCTTGAGATGCGGTTACTGAAAGGATGAGAGTGCAGGCACACGCCCGGGGCACAAAACTGCGCACGACATGATCCGTTCGTGCACGTCTCGCCAAAGCCAAGCTGTAACGCATCGATGCGGCCAGCCGGATTAAATTTTAGCGACGCAGTCAGTTCTTTGTCAGTGGGCACGAACGCGCGGAGTATCAATAGCTCCTTTGCGGTGACAATTCGTTGGTACTCCGGCATAGTCTTACTGTTAATTTATAAAAAATCTAAAGGCTAATCATACAGAATGAGGCGACGCTCTCAAAGGTCGCAAGGAAATCTACAATTAAAAAGCAACGAGGCCCTATCGTCCTGCTCCAGAAAGCCGTGCCTAAAAACGCAAGTGTGCAATCCGGTTGACAAAATGTGCTATGCTCGCGGTAGCCTGGTGGCCAAGGCTGTCGTTAATAATCAAAAAAAACTAAACGAACCCGAGCTTCGCAGAAAACAAAAGAACAAAACTAGCACTACTAGCACTACTAGCCCACTACTAACAATTCGCCCACTCAAAACAACACATTTTCCGAAAGTGGGCGAGTGGAAGAAAAGACCGGGAGAAGCTGGGTTCGTCGAATACTTAGGTAAGTTTCTGGCGTTAGCGACGGATGCGGGCGAAATTACCACCAACGTTTCGTGTCCGAAGTTCGACTCAAGTCAATTGGATCTGATGTTATGGCAGAGTATGCTAAAGTGGTACTTCCGTCCACAAAGCCCGGTGCAACGCATATTGCTGGGGTGGGAGCTCGGAACCGGCAAGACTGTCGGGATTTTGGTCACACTTGACAATTACTTTGACGACCAGCGTCCAAAAATTCTCTTCTTTCATACTGTTCAGCTTGTCGATAACTTTTACAAAGAGCTGTCGAGCTTCCCAAACAAATACCGCAATTGGTATACGAGTAAGTACCCAGAGAAAGGGCCGTATCCGAACGACAAAGACAAAGATGTGAACAACGCATGGCTTGCCGAGTTCAAAATGACACTACAGAGCTATGCTGCGCACCGAGATGGCCAGAGCACGCCGCTCAAGTGTTTCTTGTACCCCGAAGGTGGCAATGCCAGTATAAGTTCCCAGTCCATTATGAAGCAGTACGGCGCAGAAGACCGTATGCTGCACAGCAATGAAAAAATTAACTTTTCCAATATGATTATCATTGGCGACGAAGCGCATCAGTTGACGAATCCGTCACCTGACGTCTTTTATGATAATCAGATGAATGCCGTGCTGCGTTGTGCGGATCGGATCAAGAGGAGCCGCAACTCGATTGTGATGATGATGACGGCGACACCGCCGATTCATAATATCACACGTTTTATGTCGGTCGTCACGGGCAAGGACCTTGCGCTTGAGAAGGGCTTAAAAAGTGAAAGTGGGTCGAGTGTTACTGACAGACTTGCCCGAGGCGCAGAAAACCTTAAAATAATGAAAGAGTCTGGCGTGCTTGAAGGGCACATCGCCTGGTATATGTATCGTGATGCAAGAGTATTCGCAATCGCTACGCCCAATCTCGCAACAATGCCAATCGTGATACCGTGTGTGCTCAATGGCACTCAGCTTTACAATTATTTAGGACGGCGATTCCTGCGCAATGATAAGGGTTACGTTGTACCAAAGAAGTTCCTCAAGAAGGAGGCAACAAAATGCAAAGAGGATCAGGAGCTGATCGATGAGAAGTGTAAGAAGAAGTGCAATCCGACGCAGGAGCGCAACGCCAAAGGCAGGTGCGTGAAGTCGAGCACGGCGTGCAAAGAGGATCAGGAGCTGATCGACGAGAAGTGTAAGAAGAAGTGCAATCCGACGCAAGAGCGCAACACCAAAGGCAAGTGCGTGAAGTCGAGTACGGCGCCAACAGGCGGTGGTTTTTTAAATGCTTCAAATTGGCCATTTGGGAGGCCGCCCAGTGATCCGCCCATTTCGCAATTTGCGGGCCTGGTCAGTGACCTTCAGCATCTGCCCACTTCGACAGATAGCCTCAATAAAAGAAAAGCGGATAGACGCACTAGTGGGCGAAAGCTTAGCTGCCTCGACTTGTCAAGTTACGTCGGAGACAATAAAAAAAGCACTGATTGCAAGAGTACCCTAGGAAAGTACGAGCACCACGAGTTGAATTCGCTTGCACAGCAGAATAAAATGAAATACACCGCAGAGAATGCTTTCTCGACTTCCATCAAACTTGCGAGAATGGTCGATGATGCGCTGCGTTTTTCTGGTAAGGTGGCAATTCTGATACATAGGCCGAACGCCTACATGGCGCTCAGCAAAGTTTTCGAAATGAGAGGCCTTCCATCATACAACGGAAAGAACGATGCGGTACAAACGCACATCGTCATGCCCGCAAGAGATCCAAAGGAAACAACAAAAGCGCAAAAAATGAAAAGGCAAATGAAAGCCGCAGGCCTACTAGACCAGTTCAACGAAGCGGACAATTTTCGTGGCGACAAGCACAAGATCATCCTACTTAACAGCGAGAATTACACCGAGGGCGTGAGCCTTTATGATTGCAGGCTTATTATACTAGGAGATCTTTCGATCGACCGCACAACTCCCAGCTGGGCGCTGGTGACGCAGCGGCTTGCACGGGCGCTGCGCATGTGCCGGCACGTAAACTTACCAGAAAGCGAGCGCACGCTTGAGACCCGCCTATACATGGCGGTTATGCCTGATGAGGCACAGATCCGTCGAGAGATTACGATGAATAATCTGCCAGACATTCCTGACGATGAAATTGATCAGATTGTGTCTTCACGCACCGTTGACGAAGAGAAGCTTGCCATTGTCGAAGAGCAACGAGAAGTTACGGAGAATGCCATGGGCCTGCTTGGACAGGTCTCAATAGAGCGGGGCTATTGGGCTCAGACATGAGCGTAGCTTTCAGCATGAGCGTAGCTTTCAGGTCTACGGCGTTCGTGGCAATAGCAAGGCGTTCATTCGTGTCATTGGGAGCAGATTCACTTCCACTGGCAAAGTCATTTTCTTTCACGCTACAATACTGTTTCACGCGTTTCACGCATGGACCAGACATATTCGATCACCGACCTTCAGTTTACCGTCCTCTCGCCCGACGAAATTCGGCGGATTGCGGTGTGCGATGTCTACGAGCCGATGCTCTATGAGCGCGGTCTGCCGCGCAACAACTCGGTGCTTGACTTGCGGCTCGGTACGACTGACCGTCGATTCCGGTGTAGCACCTGTAAGAATACGGTGACGCAATGCAACGGCCACTTTGGCAAAATCGAGCTGGCAACGTGTGTGTTCAACCCGGTGCTCATTGACGTCGTACATAAGATTTTACGCTCCGTATGCTATTGGTGCGCGCACCTGCTACTCGATCCAGCAGACGCGGTCTTTAAACCGTCACGCAATCAAAAGAAGCGTCTCGCTGCAATCGCCACCAGGTCGGCTCGCAGAACTTGCCCATGCTGTCATGGGCCGCAGCCGTCATGGATGCGCACCGGAATGATCTTAAAAAAGGACTTCTCATCCTGCCCCGATGCAACTTTTGAGGATGAAGACGAGCTGAGCTTTGCGGTATCAGTGAGCTCAAACACGGATGTGTACTCGGTACTAGACAATATTTCAGCTAAGCACTCCGAAATGCTCGGGCTCGGCCATACTAAGCCGTCCTCCCTTATGTTCACAGTGCTGCTTTGTCCTCCGGTCATTATGCGGCCAAGTGTGGCTTCGAGCGAAAGCAGCAAAACTCGCGGACACGACGACTTAACACTCAAGCTTCAAGACATTGTCAAGTCAAACCTTCATTTGCACACTCTGCTGCGCAGCAACGAACCCGTGGCCCACATTTTACTTGAACGCGCCAAAGAGCTCTTGCAAATGAATATAGTCATGTACTTAACAAACGACGTGCGTTTGCAGAACACGAAGAGCCAAAGCTCCGCGGCGCTTCGGAGATCGGCGTCTATGCGTTCTATCACGACTAGGCTTCGAGGCAAGAAAGGTCGCATACGTGGTAATCTGTGCGGTAAACGTGTCGACTACTCGTCTCGAAGCGTAGTCGGACCCGATCCGCTTATCGACATTGACGAGCTTGGCGTACCCGGATGTATCGCCACCAAGCAAACGTTACGGTGCCACGTTTTTGACGCAAATACGGACTATTTGCGTGGCTGTGTGCGCATTGGCGCTGGAAAGTTAGGCGGTGCGCACTCAATTGAATGCGCTGACGGAACGCTAATCCACCTCTTGTCGCTGACCGACGAGCAGCGTGGCAAAGTGGCGGATGATCTTAGCACCGGCGACGTTGTGCAGCGTCACTTGAAAGACGGCGATCTTGTAATATTTAATCGACAACCTTCGTTGCACATGCACAGCATGATGGCGCACACGATACGTATACTTCCAGGCGAAACATTTCGCTTAAATCCTCAGAGCACCGGTCCGTACAACGCGGACTTTGATGGCGACGAGATGAACATGCACTGTCCACAGCGTATTGACGCAACGGCAGAAATGAGCACGCTCATGCACGTCTCGTCTAACCTCATATCCCCACAACATTCGAATAGTGCTTTCTCACTCATTCAAGACGTCGTCGTTGGCTTGTACAGGATGTCGGACCCAGTCAGGCATGTGACTCGCGATGAAGCAATGCAGCACGTAGCGCAATTGCGGTACGTCGACTTAGAACGGATGGGACCCATTTTTGGGAGCGTTGGTGAGTCTGTCTCATGTGTTGACCTCCTACATAGCGTGATTCCGAAGAGTTTGTCTTGCGAATCGGCGGACATCAAGATTATCGACGGCAGGCTGCTTCGAGGCCGACTGACAAAAAGTGCGTTAACGTACATCATTGCCACCATTGCTCGTGAACTGAGCGGAAAAGAAGCAACTATGTTTATGAGCGATGCGCAACGCCTTGCGGTGAGCTTTCTCTACATCGAGGGCTTTACGTGCAGCATGGCCGACTGCAACAGCACTAAGTCAGGGGAAGCCCAGCGCAAGATCGTTGAGATGCTGTCAAAGACTACACTAATCACCGAATCGGACACCGCAATGATGGTCCAAGAAGCAATGAACGCGGCTGGCAGCATCGCAATCTCTGGATTGCGGGCCAACAACAACCTACAGGAGATGATTGCGTGTGGATCTAAAGGAAGCATCATTAACACGTTGCAAATCGCAGCGTGCGTTGGTCAGCAAACGGTTGGGGGGCGTCGAATTGTTCATGGAACAGATCGCCGCACTCTTCCGTCGTTTCTAGACGAGGACATGCACGACACACTGATGAACTGTCAGGCACGAGGCTTTGTGATGAACAGTTACCGAAAAGGGCTGAGCGCCGAAGAATACTTCTTTCACATGGCAGGCGGGCGCGAGGGTTTGGTCGACACGGCCGTCAAAACCGCACACACCGGCTACATGACGCGTCGAGTGGGGAAATTTTTGGAAAATCAAAAAGCAACACAGACAGGATCAGTAATCAACTCTTGCGGCGATATTGTGCAACAGCTCTACGGCGGGGACGGTTTTGCAGCGGACAAACTTGAACCGGTCAAAGTGCACGGCGTGTTGGCAACCGACATAGAGTGGGGCAATGGACCGATTGCAGCGCTTGGCTGCGCAGTAGCAAAACGCATCCGCCGCGCAAAAGGTGTTTTTGAACGTGTGCCGTCATCTATTTTGTACTTACCTTGCAATATTACGCGGTACTTACTTACTGACACAGGCCCCAAAGCTTCACTGGACCTGTGTAGTGCAGTCAAAGAGCTATCGGCAATGCACGACCCAATTTGTGTACACCTTTGCTGGGAGCTGTGCAAAGCTTCAGATACGGACGTAGTGAATGCAATCGCTTTTGCAAAGCGTGCCACAGAGTATGCTCGCGTCCCGGCTGGATACTCTCCGGGCATTGTCGCTGCCCAAAGTCTCGGGCAGCCCGTGACGCAGATGACGCTTAACACATTTCACATGGCGGGTCGTGGTTCAGAGCTGGTATCCGCCGGTGTACCGCGCCTTGGTGAGTTGCTTGACCAGACAAAGAAAATTGCTCTTCCTATGATGCGCATTGCAATGACGTCTGATGTGGCCTCATCAAGGTCAATGACCACCGAGATTTCGAAAACAATTGTGCTTATGACACTGGAAGACCTACGTACCTCTCAAATTGGCGTCAATGTGATATCAGATCCCGACGTAGGGCCGTACGAGTTGAGATCGTATCAATTTCAGATCGCCCTCGACGATAGTCTTTTAAGGGACAGGAACACGAACTTGCTCTCTGTAGCCAATTTGATGAACGAAAAGCTCCGACTGGACAAGCTCGACGAACACACACACGCCGCACTTTTTGCGTATTCTGCAGAAATTTGCGGCGTGTGCTTGTACGTTAGCAACTATGAGGCGCTCATTGCGGTATCGGACATGCTGACTATTAATCGGAATACGACGGACGTACCAAAGATGTTGGTTAAGGTCAAGGAAGCGCTGCTCGACCTCCCGCTCACGGGATTTTGTGGCGTGAAGCAGTCATTCTTGCGTGAGCACCACGAATGGAGTGAAAAAACGCAGTCGGAGCAAAGCGTTTTCGGTATCGAAACGATGGGAATAAACCTCGCTGCGCTTACGCTGCTCCCTCATGTTGACATGACGCAAACTGTTTGCACGAACACGCAAACAATTTACCAAATGTACGGCATCGAGGCCACGATGAACATGTTGTACCGCGATTTTGTTGAGGTACTTGGCGAAGGCAATGTGCATGCGCGACACATATGGACAATGCTCGAGGCGATGGCGTTTGACGGTGTTCCCAATTCGATCAATCGACACGGCCTAGCCCGGACGAGGGCGACCCCGTTGCATCGTGCGAGCTTCGAGGAGACCGTCGACACACTCACCAACGCAAGCATTTTCAACGCTTCGTGTTGTGTCCGCGGAGGCATCACAGAGGAAATTATGAACGGAACATCCGCAACTATTGGAACAGGGTCCGTGCACCTTGTGTGTAACGACCTGGAGTTCATCGGCCGAACCATTCAACATACCACGCTACCAGGTACCCCCCCTGGCTCACATACCACGCCACCAGGTACCCCCCCTGGCACACCCGCGACGCCGCCAGGTACCCCGCCTGGCACGCCACGCGGCAACTCACCTGCGACGCCACTTGCCACTCATCCGCCCCAGCCGCCCGATTCGCCGCCTTTTCATCCGATGTCGCTGGACTTCGAGGATACAGGTTGTCAAAAGAAGCGGTCGCCGGGCATCGATCTGCTGCAGCAGTCGAAACGGCACAAGCCCTTTGTGATTGAAGAGTGGGGCTGTGACGTCTGGGATTACGAACCGAAGAGCCCTATCATAGTTCATGAGTATGTACCGCGCAGCCCGTAAATAAAATATATTACTAACTAAAAGGTCAAATGTCCAAGTCGGCCGACGATCCGTATGAAGAATACTTCACCAACTTAAACAACGAACCGCCACGAATCAAAGCAGGTGGAAAAAGACGATGGTCCAATTCGGCTGAGTTGACCCCCAGGCCACGAATCAATAAGAACAGGTCCAATAGGAAGAGGTCCAATAATAAGAAGAAGCGCAGCGGGGGACAGTTTTTTGTTAAAAAAGATGGGAAAAAATCTGTTTGTACAAGGCGTGATGGTACTCTGGTGCCAGGAATGAAGGTTGTAACTATTAAAGGCAGAGAGTTTTGTGCTCGAAAACCCGCGAGATCAAAGGCAAAAAATGAAGAAGATCTCAGGAGAAGAATGCAGGGAAGAGGCTTTTCTGAGAAATTTATTGACAACGCCGTGGGAAAATTTATTGGAAGAAACAGTAAGAAATCGAAAAATAAAATAAAGAATTCAAAGAAGAATTCAAAGAAATCTCGTTAAAGTCAATTCTTTTAGTCGAATTCGGTTCGTGCGAGGGCACATAGCTATCAAATTCGGTGTGTGCGAGGGCACATATATAACGTTATGAACAATGCGTGTGAAGACACAAGCATTGAACGTCAGGAGATGCCTATCTTAGATTCCGAGGTTGCGCTCGACGATGAGAACCTCGATATGCTTTCAAGGCTACACCCACACCCGCTTGACGCACGCGTGGTCATGGACCCGGTTGCACACAAGTATTTTTTGGACGGCGAAAAAACGTTTCCGATATCAGTCACGGGCGTCTGGGCGTCTAAATTCGAGAAATTCGACCCGGAGGCTTGTGTGAACAAGTTCTTCGTTGGCTGGTGCTCCAGTCCGTCGAACAAGTACTTCCAGCTCATCCAGTACCTGAAGATCCGAGCACAGAAGACAGACGATGAAATCAAGTCCGAAATCATGGCGTTCTGGACTGACAACGGGAATTTGCAATCCAATCTTGGCACGCATATGCACCTACAGATTGAGCGCGCCCTAAATGAGGTTCCATACGAAGACAATTCGCCTGAGATGACCATGTATCACACTTTTTTCAAGGTCGAAATAGTTGGCCGTGGTTGGAAGCCATATCGAACCGAATGGTCGGTGTTCGACGAGGACGCCATGGTCGCCGGGCAAATTGACTCCGTTTTCGTCGATGCGGAAGGTGGTCTGCACATGGTCGATTGGAAGCGTTGCAAGGACAAGCTTACCCCCACGATGAAGAGTTATCGCAATCGGCGTGGCTACGGTGAGTGCTCGCACCTGTTAGACACGTCGTACAACCACTACTGCGTGCAGCAAAACCTGTACAAGTACATCCTTCAAAAAAACTATGGAGTACACCTGCGCTCCATGCACCTTGCGCAATTCCATCCCAACTTTTCCGAATACAACTTCGTTGAAGTGGAGGACATGCAGCCGCTTGCGCAGGCGCTCATCGCAGAACACAAGCCCAACGGCACGTCAACGCTGCCCAAGTACTCGGAGCAGTACAATCGGCATAATCCAGAGAACGCAACAATTATCACCTTGCTTAACCTACTATGAGAGTTCTACTATGAGAGTTCTACTATGAGAGTTCTACTATGAGAGTTCTACTATGAGAGTTCTACTATGAGAGTTCTACTATGAGAGTTCTACTATGAGAGTTCAACTGGTCTGCGCGCCGCAGTATGCGTCTTCACTCGTGCACATACTTCCCTGGATCGGAGTCTGCGTCCGCATCACGCATCTCTTGCAAATTTTCGACGCTTCGTTCACTTGCGTGCACTGCATGTAATCACTACATTCGCGCACGTTAACAGTTGAATCGTCGTCAACGTATACCGGAATGTCTTGGCATAGCTGTTCGATGAGCGCCATATTTTCGTCCGTAAAGATAAACAGCGCAATGTCGCCTTCCATACTTGTGTCAACGCTTGCGTTCCATGCGTTTCTTGCGGTGGCGGCGCTGCCACATAGCGTCAGATAACTGTTATTACGCGAGCTGATGCACGTCTTAAAATTGTCTTTTTCGAGGCCAATACATGACGAACACGCCTCGTGGTCACACTCAAACGCATTGCATGTTGCATCTTTCGTGCTGTAGTAGTATATTTGACACAAGTTGTCAACAACGTCGTCCGGTCCGAGCTCTAACTCTTCTGCGGCTGTTTGAAACGGATAGTAATTGTCATATACGGTTTGATCGAGCATATGCCCACGGCACTGAAAGCAAGAAGCGCCGTTACCGCAGTCGTTAATCGGCGAGGCACGCTCAGTGCATTCGCACGTCGCATCGGAGCATGTCTTATCACAAGTATAGCAGCCCTGCGTTCCGCAAACGCCGTCCGTACACGCCGAATCCTTGAACGTGCCCGTCCCTGGTGCTACCTCAAGACATTGCACGCCACCCATTCCCGCACACGAAAAGCGAAACGGGCATTGTGAATCGCAGTCACTGCTGTGATAAGTTCCGCCACCGGCCGTGTCTGAAAGAACGCAGGCGCCTAGGTCGCAATCGAAATTGAGCGAGCAAGCGTTGTTGCAATCACTAATGGAGAAGTCACCTTCGCCAAAGGGCACGCGCACACAACGCGGATTGCTCCCGTCGAGGTCCCGCTCACATTTGAACGCTTTGTTACAATCGTCGCAAATCCCGGCGCTTTCGGGGTCTGCCGAATCCGCATCAACCACTGCGCAATTATATTCGAAGGTCGAGTCGTGCCTATCGTACTTGACACATTGCGTCGTCATATCCGTCAGGGAAATTGCTCGGCACAAGCCGGCGTCTATATCAGTGGCACGACTCAGGTTTGACTTAACCAATTTGCGGCCAAACAGCCACATAAGCCCGATTCCGGCAACAAGCCATGCTACAATTAAACACGGGATCGAGACAGCGAGGTTTGTGTTGTGATTACGACCGTACAATACACTTAAGTTAATTGTGAACCACGTGCCAAATACAAGACATACGGCGATAAGCGCAATGCCCGCCAAAGACCATTCGTAGCGCCGCGAGTGCGCGCTCAGTGGCAGCGCAAAATCGTGCTGGCTTGCGGTATTAATACATTGTCCCGAACGACAGGCGCAAGAACAAGATTGCGTACCGGAGTTGTTCAGATTCGGGCAGTTCGGGCCCTGCGCAAGCGGGTACGTCACGGGAGGCTTTCCGAACGTGCATCGGTTTGCGCAGGTTCCATTTATTAACTCGCACGACCCTGAATCGCAATCGGCGACCGATTGCGCCGAACAGCTATCCACGCCGCATGCCGAATCTGGCAACCCGCTGCACGTCACAGCTGCATCGCTGTCAAACGGGACGCCAGGCGTCAAGTGACAGGCAACCTCGGGCTGGCACGACAGACAGCACCCTTCATGGTTTGAGCATTCGCAGTCAAACGTTTGCGCACATAAAGTGTTCGGCACTGCGAAGTCCCCCAACCATTTCGGAAGACGACACACCGACTTCTTTCCGATGCCGAAACCCTCGCACATTGACTCAGTCGAAGTTAGTAGAACGTATGTGACGGGGCAGATGAAGAGGAGTGCGGCCGTGACCATCCACAGAAACAGCGGCGGCGGTGCGTAGAAGGCCTGTGTAAACATACATGCAAACATACCCAGACATACGACCAAAGGTATTCCAAGTACTCTAGAGTCGATGTTAGCCGAGACCGACGGCTTCCAAAACGACCCGCACATGCTTTCGAATCGCTGCTGTCCCGCGCCACCAAAGGTCTTCGGGAAATAAAAGTCATTGGGGCCTCCGCCATTGGAAAGCCACGACCGATACGTATCACAAAATGGCGTGCACTTTGCGCCCAGGTCGTTTGTGTCGAGCATAACCTTAGCGCGTTCATCTCCGCATGCGCCAGAAAAGCATAAAGCAATATCGCGCACCGTGCCGCGCTCAGCAAGCGGTAGGTGCGTTGGAATGTTCTCTGGTAGCGCACAATTGCACACACCGTTGCTCATCTGCAATACGTCAGCAGAGACTCTTGAGTTACCAAAGATGAGCGACAGGGGGCGCGAGTACTGCTTCGTGCATATCTTTGCCAGAGAGTCTGAGGCACAAAACCGTGGCAAATTAGTCACTCCGTCAGTTCGGCGAAACTGGCCGGCTGGAGCGCACAGGCGCTCGTGACAGGCAACTGGCACTAGATCAGTATCTTCAATAAAGACGTCACACTTTTTGTATAAGTTGGCCAAACTCGCCGAAAAGTGAGTGCTTCCGTAACGCAGGGTGTACAAGAGTAACATCGGACTAAAAGTCGCAATCTCAACAAGAACGATATATGACACAACCTGAGCGCCCGTCGTAAAGACTTCAGTTGCGGCGCTTGCTAGAGACGTGCGGCCCACGCGGTAAGACTCCCCACTGTCCAGACTGGTCAGCTCAACGTAGACTACGTCGGCGCCGCCGCTTGGTCCGTAAAAGTCTCCGGCGCCGTAAGGCGTCGAAGTGTACAGACTCAGCGTAAGCAAGTTCAGCAACGTATTGTCCAAAAAGTGGCCCATGCCGTCGTTGAATAAGCCCCGGATTCGCGTGCTGAGCCAGATGTTGCGATCGACGATGCGCTCTAGGGCATACAGTTCGACAAACTGATCGCGAGAAAGATAGACCTCGAGCATGTTCTTGCTTTCGACAATTACCGGTTTTGGCAGCGAGAAAAGTGAGACCGACTTGATCGGTCTACCGAATTGGTCGGCGTCGACTGTGATGCCCTTCCACCAGTCGTCTGGCAACTTCGCACCGATCGAAAAACGGTTTCCAAGCGTATTTGTTGGCCAGTATTTGGACACGGCAAGCATGAACAGACCAATCCACGGTAACAGGCGGGGGTCGGATTGGTACGCAGGACGGTCCAATGATAATAAGTCTAGGGTGCTGTGTTTGATGACCGACGATTCGTAGTCCTTGTATACGTTCTCGTAGAAAAGGGACGCTGCGTGATAGAAATATGTAGCCACCGCATATCTCTTTAATATCTGTTTGCTCTCCTCTGATTTTGTGAACAGTTCTAAGCTACCGATTGTGTCGCAGTGGTGCTGCAGATCTGAAAGTGCCAGTTCGTATACGCACGCTACTCCCGAACTTGATGCGCATCCGTCCCACTGCGATCCGTGGCGGAACGAAAAGCGATCGCGCACACAGCCGTAGTTCAGCCCCATCTGGCGTCCTTTCTTGGCCTCTGTCATGGAACGCGACGCTGTGGGCACCACGTTTGTAGTGTTAAACGGCGCATATGCTACCGAGTGGGACACCTGCGCAGCGGTGCCAAGATCAATTGCCCTGTAACCGGTGGTGCTTGACGACGTCGGGAACATTGGTTGGCCGCTGCACGAATTGCTGCCGTCGCCATAAGAATTGCTCGTCTCCTGGCCGCTGCCGTTCTCAGCAACCTCCGTGTACCAAGTACTATCTTTGATGCGAGTGCCCCAATTCCACGAGACGTGTTTCGTCGGGTTAAAGCAGTTTTCTGAGTATACGCACTTACGTGGCTGCGGGTACCGGTTCACCAGCTGGAACTGCGGATAGTGCGACATTCTTGCTTCGGGTAGTGCAAGGTGTTCAGATGCAGTGGTTGTGCTGTTTGAAGAATTGCACGATCCGTCGTATGCGCACAAGGGCATGAACGCACACTGCGACCGTTCAATGGGTTCAAGCGTTGCCTGAGCGTAACCGCTCGCTCCGTTCCCATTGCAATTAATTCCCGCACGAGCACGGAAATTGGTCTCGAGGGTTTCTGCGTACGATGGACACAAAGTGCTGGCGAAGATCATAGAATAATCAGGGCGACCCGACCACGAAACGCTGTGCGACCCGTTCTTAAAGCCAAATGCGCCACCGGAGTTAGACTTGTATTTTAGAGTGTCAAGGTCAGGGTCGCCCATAATGCCACATCTGCACGATCCCGTTGCGTAATTCCCAATGGTTTTAATGAAAGATAACCATGACGAATTGTCAGCTATAGTAGACAGCCAAAATGTCGTATTTGTGTAACACTCAGTGCACCTACTGCTTCCGGTCAACTGCACCGAATTGGCAACGCCGAGCGTGTCGAGCTGGCTGATGTAGTCCAGCGCAAGAATGTACTCGCCCTCGCTGCGTGAGGTCATCGAGTAGTTCACGCAACCCGGAGCGGAATCGTTCGTGTTCGGCGCAAACATGGAATAGCCCATCGCCACGTTTGCATGTGGGTACGTGTCGCTTGCGCTGTTGCAGCACAGCAGCGAGCTGTCACCGTCCTCGCCGTTGGTGCCGGTGCCGTGGGGTGTCAGGTAGCTTTTCGTGTGATGGGATCGACACCCGTCTACGGTCGCCGATTTGCAGTTACAATCACCATCGCTCTTGTTCACGTACTTGACGTAGGTCGGATTCATCCCCATCGTGATACCGGCGTCAGCATCCAGAGAAACGGTCGGATTGCAGCCGCTTACAAACGCCCCGCATCGCAACGAGCTCAAGCGCACTGGTAAAGCGCGCTCAGCCAAGTACGTCCCAAACGCCGTTTCCCGTGCTGCGAGACTCTCGAGCCCGGACCCAGTGCAGTAGTCGAAAGAATCGTCGACAGATCGACACTCACGACTAGCTGACGTCATCTCGTCCGGCTGCAGGTACTTGAATGCATGTGTGTTCAACGTCACGTACATTGTCGGGTGCAACGACGCCTTTTGCCACGCATCGTTTACAAGATCGCAGCCAATCAGCGTGTCCCTGCACCGGTAGTACTGGTGTTGATTGAATTCCAGCTCGGCGTACCGATCGCCACCCTCTGCCGCAACAATCGCCCACTGAGGTCCGCTCATAAAAGCGCCCTGGTGCACGTCGTGGTACCACAAAGGACCTCCGCCCGCAATCCCGTCATACGGCGCAGGCGGCTTTTCGAATCTAGGATCGCAAACAAGGCACTCGCGCTCCGATATGTTGCACAGTCTAGCGCTTGCGTCGCTTCCGCCGAACGCTTCAAGTGCACAATGATCATCGAAGAGGCCCGCCGGGTCGACTCCTGAACAAATCTCATTTTTTTTTTCCGCAAACGTCGTCCCCTCGACTCCACACGCCATCGTGCACTTTCTAATTTAAAGTCACCATTTTTGTCCACGATAACCGACCGATCCAGTACCCTGTCAGAATACCCTGTAGAATTTGTAAAAATATGCAGAGCAATAGCGCGTTGCCGGTGGTAGTAGACGCTCAGGCACGGCACCAGCAGGATTACGACAAAAACTGCTGTCACAAGTACATGTGCCTGTGTTGTTTCAACGTATGTGCTGGTGCTTCCATGTGCGAAGCATACGCACAGCTCTCGCTCGCGGTAAATGCCAGCACCATTGTCGGCATGACGGCAGCTGCGGCCTTCTGTTGCTTCACCACGTGTGTGTTACCCCGGTGCGCCGTCGAAAATGATCCCGGTGCTCCGTCGCATCCCGAAATTATGGCCAGGTGAGCGGCATTATCTTGCAACAATAATTGACGCCCACCAACCGTTTTTTTTCATTCACTAACTAAACTATGGGGAATTCAGGGTCTAATTTAGACACAAAAAAGACGCCCACCAAAGACTTACAGGAACTGGCTTTGAATCTTTTAACAGTAGATCAAGATCCAGTAGATCAAGATCCGTCAACAGTAGATCAAGCAACTATCAAGGCAAAAGACGTACCGCGAGCTATTCACTCATTCCGTCAACACAGTGATTGGGCCCTTTTTGAACAAACTCTGGCAGAACTGTGCAAACGAAAACAACCGATCAAAGGTAGCGCATATTTATGCCAGGAGTATCGGTAAACAATGATGCGCGCTGCAAGCCCGCTAAGGCCGCAGCACCGATTTCCTCCGATGAGTTACTGGATCGGTCAGGCGAAGATTTCAAGAAAAGCGCAAAGACACATCCGGCGCCCCGTGTCATGACCACAGACTTGGCGTTCATGTACAACCGTAGCTGCGTAACAATATTGATATTATTACGCCGGTGCCGGTACGCGCACAAGACCAAGACGGATATATAACACAATAAACAGCGCCAGCGCAATACCAATTACGCCTGCTACTATACTATTAGTACGCTTATTTTCACGTAGTTTATTATTTTGCTGTATTTCTTTTTTACACGCCTCTAAGGCGGCTGAACAACTTTTTAGCTTCAATTCGTAACCTACAAATTGTTGTATAGTGATATGCGACACGAATTCCGTTAATGCGACCGATGCTACGACGAATAATGCGATATATTCAGTTCTACGTCGTGTGCTCGATTTAGGTATGTCTTTCATTCTAAAACGTTGTCTGCCTTTTATTATAAATATCGGTTTACGTCGTCTGTCTTTTATTATAAATATTACCAATAGCAACAAAAGCGTTATCAACACAGCCTTTACAGGAAGTGAAATGTACCTTTCGTAGAATTCAAAGACTGATACATCGATTAATGAAATAGGTTTAGCTGCGACATCGCATGCGTTTTTCTCTTTTATACATCGATTGACCGTATTATCGGACTTATTTGAATCTCCAAATCGCCAACAGTATGCTAAAATCACCGTTACTACGAACACAACACAAAAACCCACAAGAAACCATAACATATTGTCTTGTAGTATATAATTAAGTTCTGCGTCAATTAAGGCATCGGGCTGCTGCGAAAAGGCCTTGCCTTCAAGTTCTGTCGGATCTTCGGCTGTTTTATAATCAAGTTCTGTCGGATCTTTGGCTGTTTTATAATCAAGTTCTGTCGGATCTTCGGCTGTTTTATAATGTCGGGAGTCGGGGCGACGTCGGCGACCAGATACAATGTTTTCAATTTCATCATAGTTTTCAATTTCATCAGGCGTAAACGCCGCCCGCTGCTGTCGCGCCTCCGCCTGTCGCGCCTTCGTCTCATTCATTTCCTCCTGCTGTCGCGCCTCCGCCTGTTGCGCCTCTTGCATTCGTTTGTATGATGCGAGGTAATTGGTCCACTCTTTATCGGTCACTCCTTCCGTTTCGCTGCCCTCCTGTATTTCTTTTTTCTCCTGTATTTTTCGTATCTTTTCGTTTGTTTGCTCTAAAGTGCGTTGCGACCGTTCGTGTCTTAATTTGACGAAATCGAGCCACTCCTTATCGTTCACTCCTTCCGTTTCGTTTTGATAATTCTGTAAATTTGTGTATTCTTCGCTGCTCTCTCCTAATAATTCATTTGTTTTTTCGAGTAATAAATTTGAGTATTCATCGCTGCCCTCTTCGCTGCCCTCTTCGCTGCCCACACCGCCCGCTCGTAAGATTTGGTCTACCCATTGAAAATCATCGCCACTACGTGCATTTGCGTTTCCCATTTTCTGTATAGCAGTATTTTTTTTTCTGAAGAAGATGCTTTTATATTTGTTATATACTAGGCCGACTATGCAGGAAGAAAATCCATGCGACTACTCGTATACGAACTTGAGTATGACGCTGCGCGATTACCAGGAGACGTTGACTAAGTTTATTTTAACCGTGAAGAAAACATCAGCCACAATCAAGGAAGTGAAAAGACGCATTCCGGCACTGCGCCGCTTCCCAGAAGTCGACATGAATAGCATCTGCTCGTTTCTTGGTTACGTCACCGCACTCAGTGGCTTGGTTGGTATTGCGCCGATTGCGGTCACGTCCACTTGCAAGATGGTCGAGGGGGTTATTGCCTACCAGGATAGTTACTCAGCGCAACTTGTCGGTAATGCTGCGCTTGGCGTCTTGCGCCATATGATGTCCGGCGTGGTCGACATGACGCGAATAACGGAATGGGAAAAAAAGCTAAAGCTGAATTGGCAGAGGGTACCCTACAAAGGCCCACCCGCGCCCATTGTTCGCAGTATCAAATTTAAGCAAAGGGGGTACTTTTCGAGCAAGCAGGTGCCGTTTCTAGAAGACACGGACCCCGCTACTTTTACAAAATGTGACTGGTACAACTATGTGACTTACCTTGAGAGCATGGAGCTCGCCATGTTTGTGACAGAAGCCTACGCATCGGATTCTTTTAAAAAAGGGCGGAATAACTGTAATGAACCAAACGTCGATCCTTACTTCACGTGGCGTGTGCTCTGCCAGGAAAAGCGCCTGCGGGAAAAGCGCCTCAATACAGACACGGAATCGTCGCGTGGTGCTTGCTGTGCGGAGCTTACTTACAAGACCAGTAATGACGTGCGCATGCTTTTGCACCGATGTGCACAGAAGTATAAGATCATGACGGGCGATGGTGAATCTCCGCAAACGCTATCGGATTTAAAGAAGAACGAGTTGTTGATAGAGCAAGGAAAGTTGCAGGGCAAACCAAGCGACGCTCGTATGATTGAGATGCCCGATGCGCCGGGCGCGTTTCCGTACGAACTTCCCGAGCCGCTAAACCTAAGTACCATCGTAGGCTTTTTGAAAGACATAATTAAGCAAGTGGAGGAAAATTTGAAAAAGGCTGTAATCGAGAAATTGATGAAGATGGCCGATTCGCTCGAGCAAGCCGGATGCGGCGCACTGGTGACGGCTGCGCGGCGCCGGCAGCCGCTCAACTGGATCAACAACGCTTTGATTGAAATGTGTTTAAGCCCGGACAAAGTCAAGGAGTGCTACGAACGTCGAATGTGCGATAAGGTTGCCGGGCTCGGATCGGTATCTGAGACGCCAAAGCATCGATGCATTAAATCGTGCCGCGCTGACTCTGATCAGGCATCCGATAAAAAGTACACAAGTGTTTCTGGACCAGAATCAGATCGCAGGAGGCGCGCCCAGCGTTTGTTCAGCCTCGCCGCCGAAGAAGACGCTGCGCAGCGCAGCAAGTGCTCGCTCCAGGCCGGCGCAGTGCCAGCCTTACTAATGACAAACCTCAGTGGCAAAGCAATTTTCAAGGCCGTCAGTTTTTTGGACTCAGCCGCAAACCGACGCTACCTTCGTTATCTTATCTGCGCAAAAAACGTCGATGAGGTCAAACGAATTTCTGTCATCAAACATTATTTTAGGCGACTCTTTGGAAGGGTCGCACATAGCCCGCTACCACAGGGCCCGTCACGCTCATGGGGAGCAATGCAGTGGATGCAATACCTTTTATTTGTCCATCAGAGATCGCGCGCCATTGCCGTAATGACCAACGGAGGTATTCTTGGCGTCGGACAGGTGTCGCACTCCTTGCAGTGCACCGCAGCTCTGATAAAGCAATCTGAAAAGCTGAACGCCGATAAAAACATAGCCGATAAAAACATAATTGACTCCGAAACAGCGTTTGCGATTTGCAATAAATACTTGACGCATAATCCTACGAAATGTGTTGCATTCCTGCTCAAGAAGCTTGCGATTATCACAGAAGCGCAGGAGATACAAGTCTACGAGATTGCAAAAAAGAAAGAGACGATCTCGCATCAGTCAATGACACCACCGCAAAAGTCTCCACCGCAAAATACGCTTCAACAACGGTATGCGGCGCCGGTAGTTAACTCTCCACCGCAAAATACGCCTCAACGGTCTGCGGCGTCGGCAGTTAACTATCCACCACAAAATGATGCCTTCTTCGGCGGTGCCCGCACTCCGGTTGGATACAAGACCGCTAAGCTGATGCGAGAAGGGTACCCGAAGAAGCAGGCCGTTGCGATTGCCTTGTCGATGCACCAGGCCGGGCGGCTAGGACAACGCGGTGGTACCACTCGCGCCGCAAGAATCAAATAAACTGACGCTTGACCCCTCCTTTGCGGCCAGTTGCAGCGGAAAGTTCTCGTTTTATTTCTCAAAATGCGTTACTCTGGCATATTGTACGTTGTATCGTCATGCGAGGTGTCAAAGCGTTTGCTAGCGAGCCCGTTGCTGCGTCAAGGCACGATCTTTGTGCAGTCCGTCGACGACTTTCACCCTGCGGACATACCAGATTGGCTCGACGGTACGCCGCTGCTCGTTGTCACCGAGAGCGGATCAATAAGCCGTGGCTATAATGACATAATTACGGCCATTCAAAATCTTCCTCCGGGCTGAGTTCACCGAGTGTGGACCAAAAAGCGGCACACGTGCGAAATGGCTTTATGTGAATCGTTGGTGACAAGATACGGCGCCGACGGTGGAACGATTCGAAACACCATGTTCAGCACGGCGCTCAGTGACTCAGACTGCATTAGGATTGAGAATCCCGCCACCTTGCTCCGATTTAACTTGCGAAGCGAGTGGAAGACCCGGATGTGTGCCAAAATGGCTGCCGGGTCTACGTGCGCAACGCTGCGACAGTCAAAGACAAAAAGGAAATTACGCCCCCGTTGAATAGTCTTTACATACATACTTGAAAATCGTTCCTGATCGTCAAGGCTGATTCGACCGCCAAAATCGTGGTGGTATATTTGCCCGGCCATGAAAGATGACACAATGGCCACAACAAATGCAACTATCATTTTTGACATTCGTCCGTTAAAAAACGAGCCATATTTTTCTGACGAAAAATCAACGTAATGTCTGTGCACTTGACAGTATCGAGCGAAAGGTTTGACCACAGGTGCCACATGGTAGCCAAAAGCCTACAAAAGGCCGGTGTGGCGACTGCATTGGTGACACCAGGGATCACTACCATAGGCAGCCACAAGACCGAGCAAGCTTGCTTGATTTCACTTCCGTACGACGATTACGGCGCAGGACCCAAGCACAAGCAACAGCTTGCAGAACTGTGGTCAAGTGTTTCGACAGACTTAAACTTGACGTGCGCTTTCTTGAGGATTGACAGCCGGTTTGCGGGCTGTATACTGAATTTCTTGCGACCAAGCGCTTGTGTGTTTTCGAAACCGACAACGCCACGCACAAAGCCGTAGCTTGCTTACTTTGCGGTGAATTGCTAAATTTGGACAGCGGCCTGTTGATCGGAGGAGCCCCACTTAAAGCGACGTTCCGCAGAAGTTGCCTCGTGCAGCAACCCGTAATGCGCAAGGTTGCTGGTTGCGTAGACATGCTCCCATTTCGTTTTTGCGTTCAGAGCTGCTGGAGAGCTCGGGTACCACCACGTTTCTGTTGTCCTGGTATCTGCGCTATTTTCACACGATGCGCACACTGTGCCCGAGGTGTAGAGCCGCAATCCGATGCTCGTGCAAACCGTAGACCAGAACACGCATGGATGATTGCTCTGTACAACACGTGAGCTCTCGCTCTTCGCCCACAAAGGTCTCCTCCAGTCGTCGCCATGCACCACCAGCATTCCTACCGGGCTAACAGCAATGGTCGGTAACGGTTCATATGGCGGATTGTAGAATGGTTGCCAGTAAAGAGTTCTATTGTTTCGATGTATTATTGCAAAGGAGGGTTTAGGAGCCGGGGCGATCTGCAGAGCCACCCCGGAATTCCCGACCAAAGGTTTTCTCATACACACTGCCAGGTCGGTTGCTACCAAAGCGTCCCAATACCGGGTCATCACGACTGGCCTTTGCGCAATTGTAAAAGCAATTAGGGTTTCGGTGTGCTGCACCCATTCAGCCGCCTGGAGCAGCATGGAAGACATCGACGTTTGCTGGGGGAAAATGCTTACACGTATTTCAAGCGATGCGGCCAGCACTGAGTTAGTAACCTCGCCTAAAGCACGACGCGTTTCCAATAAGCAGTCTGTGTCGTTGGCTGGTGGTGCATGTGCGATAATAATTACAAGCCGGTCCGGCGTTTTTGCGGCCTCGACAATTGACGACACGTGCTGCGCTGCGCACTTTGCGTCGGTTGCGGCGACAACAACAGCAATCCGGTTGCGCACTACTGCCGATGCGATACCCGGTTTCCAGTCTGGTATCCGCATAGACGCAAGTACGACCAAGAGTACGAGTACGATCGCAACAATGGTCCACGTGCTCATGTCTTTTTTGGAATGAGGCGTAGTTACTTTTACGGTACGGATGAACGGTCAGGTGCAGCCAAGATGCGATGCATGGGTGCATTTTAGTGTGTACGGAAACACGGACATCCGTCGGCAGTCACGTGTCCAGGTACGCCGACCGTCTTTGTCAGTAATTCTGTGCACGCCGTCCTGTGCAATGTCCAAAAACTGATAGATAAGGCCAAGCACGTCGTCTGGTATCGACAACTTCCCTAAAGCGCCGCGTCCAACCATGATCTGATTCTCACCAGTTCGGTCATTCCATGTCACACGCTTCAGGTACGCAGTAATCGAGTCGTCCTCTACTTCGATACACACCTTATGCGGGCTGTTTGCGTCTGCGTTAATTACGTAGATGTCGTCTACCATCTTACCTTCGATCTTAAAACACCGCGGGAAGCGGCTAATTGGGCCAGGCTCACACGTTGTACACGTAAAAATTAAGTTGTCGGCCATTGCGTCAACCATGCTCGGTAGCCACGTCATACAGTTCCTTCCTTCGAACCACCTGCAATCGTACAGTACGCCGGTGCGAGCCATTACGATTTTGTAGACGCCGTTTGATTCGCGCATCCTGCACCATTTTTCTGGTGAGTATGTTTTTACTTTTGCGTCGGGATCTACGTCGATGCACAGCTGGATGCGACGCAGAAGTGACTCAATCGTCCGCCGTACGTGGACATTTTTGGGGATGAGTATTTGCTCACAGCGACTGCTCATCATTTAATTCGATTACCATAGGTGGACATCCATCGAAAAATTAAATTATAGGTAAAGTGAATCAATGGGCTAGTGTATTTTAAGGACGAACAAGACATGTCGAGTTGGAAGTTCGGTATCGTGCGCCACTACGACGACGAAAAGGGACGAGGCTTCATCACAGAGCTTTCGCAGTCGACCGCCGAGCATGGGGCGAACAATAACACTACCGCCGTGTTTTTGAACGACTATTTTGTCGTGGAGTCCAGCATCAAGCAGTACATGCCAACTGTGCACAGGCACAAGAAGCGCCTGATTACGGGCGAATACGTTCAGTTTCTGATAGACCCCCGCCACACGCCACACGGCATGCAAAAAAAGCGTGTTGTGTGTGTGTGCGGCATTTTTGGCGGTCCGCTCATTTTTGAGCAAGGGAATCTACGCTTTGAGACGTACACGCGGATCAATCAGACCATGTACCCGCCCAGGGCGACTGAGCCAACCGAAGACACCGCTCAGATAACGGGCACGATCGAGGGCATAGAGTTAGACTCAGATGTGGCGATCGATTTCGTAGGCAATAACGAAGCGTCAGAACGCAAAATGGTCTGATAACGAACGACGACTGGGCGCCGAAAGTAACGAACGAGTGCGTAGCCAACGACAAGCAGAGCGCAGCATAGGACGAGCACCATAGACACGTACCTGCGCAGAGGGAAGTTGGTTTCGTACTGTGTCATTGTATCATGTGGTGTGAATTCGGTTAGAGCGGGCCGCGTGGCTGGTCGGGCGGCTTGCATGCGTATCGGTTTCATTGCCGGGCGCATGGCGTCGTGGCCGCTCTCAAGTGGTCCGTCATGCTTTGGTGCGTTCTTCTCGAATCTCTCCTTTACCTCTCTAAGCGAAACACCTTTTTTTATTTCTCGATTTGGTTCCGTCGGTCCAGCTGCTATGGCCGGTCCGAGTACCCACCCCCGACGAGTAGGCGCCGAGTCCTGCCCCATGACTTTGGTCGTACTGTCTGGTGGGTGGAAAATCTTGTGCACGCTTGCAACCCCAAAAGCTGCACACGAGAGCCGATAAAAGCGTGGCGGCTCTTGGACCGAATTAGGTGCACGGCTCACCTTGTGGAACATGTCGACTAGCGCTGGCGATACTCCAATCGGGTCGGCGTAGTTCAAACCATACATCCGCGCCGCAAACTCGGGCGTGATTGCGTACGCAAGCACCGGTGCTTCAAGAAGGGCGGACGAACGATTGCTCAGCGGCTCAACGTGGGATTGACATATCATGTCCGATACGCTGACGTATTCTTGCGTTGATCCGAGCATCACAATCCCTGCGGACACTGGCGGGGAAACTTTCTGCAGATCCTGTCCGGGTACGATTGTCAGCTGCTTGGCGTCTTCCTCGAGCACAAAGACCCAGCCGTCGCCGAATTCCAGGTTGGCAATGCGTTTCCACAGGTCTGTGTGATGACTCATGCGATTTATCGAGCGTTCTCTCGCTCCGGACATAGCGTCTCCTTTTGTATCAACAAGAGTCACACGAAAGCCTTGCATCATACTCTCCCACTTTTGCAACGTCGATTGCGGAGGTACCGAGTCCGGCCGAAAACTTAAGTTGGTCAAAACAAGCGCGTGCATTAACGATCTATTCTATTCTATTTTATATGTAGAATTAAACGAACAAACGTAATTATGGGCGGCGACCATTTTAAATCAACAGAGCAACAGTCGTTACACACAATCGCAATCATTGTCATACTGCTTTTGGTTTGCTGTGTGACATTCTTCTTTTGGTGGCACAAATCTCCCAGCGAGGTCAAATACAAAGCAAAAAATCTGCTTAAAAGCCCACGGGCGTGCGCCGTGCTGGCCTTAGACGACAACACCTCTACGACGGTCTCAAAATCGTCCACGCAAACCAGCATATTTTACAGTACGAACGACGCTATGATTGGGAAGGCTCGTACACGAGGGTGGGACGTAGTCAAGATACCCGGCGCTCACGAACAGACACTAAAACAGATGAAATATCTCCCATTTAGCCTGTTCGACGTCGGGCTGAAGTATGCAACGACGCTCTTCATTGGCAACGGTGCGCAAGCACCTGACATGGATAAACTGGACCACCTAATAAACGTAAAGCATCGTGACAAAGGCGTGCTTATCTTCGGAGACCCTAACAAGCCCACGGCCGTCTTTGCGCTCGTACAAGATAAAAAGGTGCGCCGAGCGCTGTATGATCTAGCCGAATATCAGATCAAACTTCCCGCAAGTATGTCGCTGAACCTGCCCTCGTCGCACATATTTTCTTGAAAGTTGAGCTTGATCGGGTCAAGTCTGCTGATGTAGTCACGTGTGCCGCACAGCATTTCGCACTTGTCGTGAAGCCGCTTGATTATCTCGACCTGCGGCGAACCGTGAACGAGGTTCTGTGCTTCATTTGCCAGCTTTTCGAGCAAGTGGACGTACATCAGAGACACCTTGTTCGAACGATCCTTCGGCATGCTTGACGTAAGGTACTCGTCAAGGGTCTTATTCGTTACACGGTTCAGCCAGTACGGCACTCCGTACGAGGCGAACACTTCGGCGTCTTTTTGAATCGGTTTCAGCGCAACACACCCAACGAGGAATCCACCCAAGCAAAAAAACATGGAGTTGTTCAGCGCAGTGGTGCCGATCACAAAACGAATCACGTCGTTCACCGTGCTCGTCTTGCTAAGCGACGCGCCGTCGTTGATCATGTGCCCGACGAAATGGGACAGCTGCACGCCCGGGTCGCCGACGATGGTAAGGTTGCTTCGAATCTGGTACATGTACTCGTTGCGTAAGTTGACTGCGTCCTCTTTCATGATGTTCGGCGCCATGCACGGCGGCACCTTTGCGCGAACAATAAGCTCTGGTTTGGTGGCGCCGCACGTCAGCGCCAAGACCGGGGACGGCACCGGCTGATTCAGCGTCGTTCCGACGGCGGCCTTGTGCGCATTCGAGTGGTGTGCAATCATGTGAAGCGGAAAGAGCGTCACGATCTCGCCGGCGTCAATGTCGCGGCTCGCGAAGACGCCCTTGCCGTGGACGGCGCTTGCGGCGACCCGAACCTTGACGTCGAGGCCGAGCGGTTTCAGGAAGTCGTCGTCGGCGTAGACGAGTATGTCATGCATGGCGTACATCGCCTTGGCGCCGGTGAAGGCGGCGGCGACAGCGTCCATGTGGATCGTCAGGGGGGGGGCTGCTGTGAACTGCTCTGCCTAGGCTGGGCACTTAAGGATACGCTGGACTGACCGGACTGACCAGACAGGGAACTTGTGCCCGTGATCGTATAGTAAGCGCCTCTCGCACTTGGTCCATATAGTAAGTTCCTCTCGCACTTGGTCCATATAGTAAGTTCCTCTCGCACAGGCAGGAAAAGCGAGCTCATTGGGCGCAAGCGGACCCCTGCAAGCGGCGCTCCGGCTCCTCGATGGAGCCTGACGAAAAGCGCGCCCGCGTAGCGACGGAGCCGGACGTCGTCCTGGTGTGCTCTGGCGAAAAGCTCGTCCACACGCACCGGCACAAGCTTGTCGAGGTGTCGCCTGTCTTTGCGGCAATGCTGAACGGGGAGTGGGTCGAGTCCGAAGCGGGCAAGGTGCGCGTTGCATTTGAAAGCGATGTAGTCAAGACCTTCATCGAGCAAATCAGCCCGTTCCCGCCGGAGCTAAGGGTTAATCAGTGGTGGGATAACAAATTCAGAAAATACGAAATTGAAATTGAAAATCTGTGCGAGGTGGCGCATTACTATGACGTGCAGCCGCTTGCGTGTAAACTGCAGAAGTTGCTGCTCGAGATCAAGCGAACACCCGAGACGGTCAAACCGCTTTTCGAACTTGCAGTTAATTGCGACTACCACGATCTCAAGTCGAAGTGCGTCGAGTCAGTGACGAACGACCCAGCTTACTTTTTGTTGATGCCGGAGTTCTATTTAAGAAAACCTCCCCCCGCATTAATGGGCTGCGAAGAAGGTTCTGAAGTAGCAGCGATGCGCAATCTCGAATTGCTTTCACACCCATCGTTCCAACCGGCTTGGCAAAAGCTTGTCGCGCTTACGGGCGAATATGCATGTTTACATGATGTAGACGATGGCCCAGACGACACCGACACCGACACTCCACTTGAAAAACGGGAAAAATACGTGGTGCCCCCGGTGGATGCATTGCGTCTTATGGTGCCGTTCATGTTTAAGTGCTTCAATAAACCATGGGAGGAGGACCAGCTGCCCGACGGCTGGTCTGTTGAACAACTCCATGAATCCGGCACCCGAAAACGTGAAGGTCCGAATATGTGGTGCTACTACCACAAGCAGACAAAGAAGATTAAATACTCACGGCCGCAGTAGGTCGATGCGGGAAGAAACCGGCAGTGTTGGCCGCGCCGTTCATATGTACAGCGCGGGTTGGGTTGGTCGGGACGTTTTTCCCGGTCCAGCTTCGGTTAAGCGCCCCAGGCCTTTTCCCCTGGGTGTATTTTTTTAGATCCGACGTCGTAACATCGTTTTGTCCGGGTCTGCACCATTTTTTGATTGCGTACGTGGAACGTTCCGGAACATTCCCGAGAAAGGATCCAACACACGACAACAGGATCCTACTTGCACTCACACTTAAACAAACGACAATAGGATCCTACTTGCACTTTAAAAAGTATCCAAAAGTATCCAAAAGTATCCTAACAAACAAGGATCCAACACATCGCAAACCTACAACGCCCCAGATCCTCTTGCTCGCACGGGTGTCGCACACCTGCTCGCACGGGTGCCGGCCCGCACTCCTGCTCGCACTAGTTGTACAGCCGGAAGCCTCGTGTCCAGGTCGTGCGCAGATTGGCATGAGCAGCTCGCCGGATAGTGGCGCGGGTGTCGTACATCGCGCAACCGTTCTGTGCAGCAAGCTCATTTCCCGTGTGAATCGGACGCTGCTTGCGCTTGTGGCGCTGATGACCGGTCCAGCAGCAGCGCCAAGGACGCCCCCTATTGTCAGTTCACGCACGACTTTGAAAGTCCTGCTCGAGCTCACCGCGGCTCTCAAGCTCACGGCGGCTCATGTTGACCACCTTGCGGCTATCTGCGCCGAGAAGGTGCAGGCCGCCGAGGAAGCGGCCGCCGAGGAATGGGCCGCCGAGGAAGCGGCCGCCGAAGAATCGACAACCGCCCAGCCGACTGTCGATGCATATGTACCGCAACGTATGAATCGCACATCAAAGAACCACGCAGGCATTTTGGAACTGGTCGAAACGCTAATCAAAAAAAAGGTCTTTGTAAAAGGAAAACAAAACCTCATTGGGACCGCAGGATTCAATTGGGGGCAAGCTTCAAAGTGGACGCTACAACATCAGGCGGTGATCAAGGATTTATTGAAGGCGATCAGCAAGGACACTCCCGCAGACTTTACCTTCAATGCAATTTCTGTAAATGTAAATGTAGATGCCAGGTCGCTTGCGAAGAAGGGCAAAACCCTCCACGTCCACCCGCATAATACCGATAAGTCACTCATCATGACGATCGGGAAGTTCACGGGTGGCGAGCTTGGCGTCGCTCATGATCAGCATGGAACCGGGCTCGTCAAGTTGAATCCATATCAAAAATGGATTAGTTTCGACGGCAAGAACGAGTGGCATGGCAACCAGCCCCACAAAGGTGAACGCATTTCCATCATCCTCTACAGCGTCAAATGTCATTATGACATTGAGATTCTGACGGAGCTTGGATTTCGAATCAAGGCACCCGACAATAAGGCAACCTTTTTAGCGGGCGCCAAACGAAAAGTCGAAGACTCAGAGCGTCCCTCAGAGCGCCCCAATACACGCTCATCAGAGCAGACGCCGCGGAAGAGGAAAAAGCGCAACTACTTTGTTCCTGATCAGAAACCGAATAGTGTCGATCCAGTTCTGCATGCCGTTGGCCGTTTCAAGAAGGTTCCGGTTCGTGAGCGTTACCACTACTTCAACAATGTCATGCGCCTCCGCCGGCTTGGGGCTGGCTGATTCGGAACAGGTGGTAACATCGCACTTAAGGGTCGTTCGGGCCAGGCGTCGTCGTTCGGGCCAGGCGTCGTCGTTCGGGCCAGGCGTCGTCGAGAAGGTGGAATCCCACCGTTCCTCTTCCACAGGGTCGTTCAGGCCAGGGGTCGCGGAGAAGGTGGAATGCATTTCAGGCCGGAATCCCACCGTTCCTTTTCCACCATTCCTTTCGACTCCCGTTCTGCGAGGCGTCTTGTTCGGCGTAGTCCCGTGTATGACGGGAGATCATTTTTAAAAACATCTTGTCAAGTCTTCTCAAAGATTTTTTTGCACGTGCGTCTTGAATATTTCTCCTCTAGCCGAGCGTAATGCGGCGGCTGAGCCATACGGAATCGGTGTGAAAACGCCAACCTATTGGCATCTTTCGACGTTCGATTACATCTTAGTATCACCCCAACTTGCGGTGAGAAGTATGCATACCAAAGATGCAAAACATCGTGCGCCCAACGCTTCGCAGGGATCGGACCATTTTCCGGTCACGGCGGTGCTCGTTTGGGAAATGGATTGTGACGGTGATGGCGACAGTAATGTTCGTTACTTCGAGTACAGAGGCAACAGCGCAACCGCTTCTTATTTATACCATGACAACGCGATAGCTGGCATCGCACCCGACACCTTTCTGTAGGACTTGTGTCGTTCAACATTGCGGTGGCGATGGTATGCACGCCGCGCATTGGTATGCCATTAATCTCGCGGTCCGGTTGCATATTCCACCATGCATGGCATCCGTGCCGCATAAACTTGTACACTTCCGCTCGTACTGCTTCAATCTTATAGAAGTCGGATTTCCGATTTTCTTTCAGTATACCTTTTGCCTCTGCTATAAGGCTGCTTGCGGGGCCCGGATTGTCCCAGTACAGATGACCCACAGACGATAGTCGCAAGGCGGTGACAATCTCTTCATACGCCTCATGAGACGCGGCACTAAACTCGCCGATGTTCAGGCATAGTATGTTAGAACGAGGAAGCTCAGACGCAATCGTTTTCAACAGCGCAGTTTGATCAGAAGGACGAAGAACCAAGGTACCTCGCAGCTTAGCGAGGCGTAGTCTATTGGAGCGCATCGCTGCTCTTACTATTGCCTGAGCTTCTACAAGTGAATTGTCTACAGTCACCGACCCTTTCAATGTACGCGGCCATCCTGTTTCGTCACCTAACGCAATATAAGCATCGTTTTGCAGGTCCGTTACAAGCCTCTGGATTGCCGGTCGAATTCCTTGTCGTCGATTGGGGTTCGAGCTGCGTTGTGAAGTATTTCGATTTGAAATTATATTGGAAGGATTTGGATTGGAGGGATTTGTATTGGAATGATTAGGGTTGGAGGCATTTTGGTTGGAAGGATTTGTGTTGGAGGCATTTGGGTTGGAAGGATTTGTGTTCGTTTGAGTTAACCGAGAAAGTGACTGTAAATCATGTGGTTGCATCACTGCCGCTAAGAAGTGTTGTCCATGTAGACCTTTCTGACCTTGGCTATAACGGCGTGCATTGTTATTTATTATTAAGAATATAACATTTGTGCCGCACTGTGATACTACTGGAAATGGTTCCACATAGGTCCACGATTGAAGACCAGTGTCGTAAAGCCAAACACAAATTTTAAATTTTTCAGCCACGTATTGTATATGGTCTGTGTTTAGCCATCTGTAGTTTATTTTTAAATCGTCAATGTTCTTTGTTACTCGTGCTCTCACCGTACCGCTCAAGGTAAGCCTTTTCGCATGCTCTCTTGCTTGCGTAAAGAGCAGAGTCCTGAGTAATATAGCTTCTTGTTTGTTGCGATTTGAGCCTAGTTCACTACTAGAGAAGTCGTTTCGACCGAAGCTGCTGACAAATTTCGGTGATGGCAAATTTTTTGCGGCGGAATCTAAGACTGCTTCAAGTAAACAATTTCCGTCGGCATGATTATCTATGACCTGAAATTTAACTTTAGACAGGAAATCCTGTATGGCATCATTTCTATAAAAATGTGCAGATACAAAGTATGGCGGAAGTCGTGTCGAAAGGCGTGTCGAAAGTCGTGTCGACATTTTTAAGAAAACATAATTTTATATCGACATAATTTTATATCGACATAATTTTATATCGACATACAAATCACTTAATGTTGGCTGCGGCCAAGAGACGAGCAATCGACAGTATTAGCACACAAGGTAAAGTTAACGAGAGAAAAATACAGGATGCTCTTGGAGGCTACGACGACTTTGAAGAGCGAGGCACTTCCTCGACTGGTGTGTCCTCGAATTTTGCTTTTGTGATGAAATTGTTGGCAAATCCAGTCATTGGGTTCGCAATGTCGCAGATTTTAAAGCAACAGTTGCTTCGATTGAATTGGTTCAAAGAAACGCTCATGTCTGCTGCTATGTCTTACAAATCGCGGGAGAGGTTGATAAAGAAAGTTGGCGACGGATCCTTCTTCACGTGCAGCACCAGTGCTATAGAACAAATGGCCAAGATACGCAACATGACCGTAGAGCAATTTGGCTTACATATGGACAATTGCATCGAACAAAAAATTGAACCATATTTGATTAAAGGTGGTGCTGAACAAGCACTCCCTAAAGTTAACATGCTCAACGAAGAAGACGTTGTTTTATCAATTGTGCAAATTATGGGATTACCCTTCGTGAGTAAGGCTCTCGGGAAATTCATGCTATCAAAAATACAATCTGAACCCTTTATCGTAAAAATGCTTCGTCTTCAAGCCGGAATCGATCTGAAGAGATTACACGCAATGTTAGCAAGCGGCGCACTATTTGCTTGTTTGGGTGCTGCCATTACGAACCTGGGTCCAGGTCCCAATGGTAAATTTGGCCGCCAGGAGTTTGTTCACCAATGGCAAATATGCGAGGGTTACGACGCCCGTCGGTCTTCGGAACATGAATTGACAGTTTTAGCCGATAAATTGTATGATATGTCAAGCAAGTGACAGATCTTCATCGAGCTTTTTTTTGTTCTGTAGTTTTATTGATGGCGCGCCATTTATGGTGGACCGACGAGTGCCCCGGTTCCACAAAGAAACAAAAAAGAAACACAAAAAAACCAATCGTCCGATTTCCGGACTCTCCTAAATGGGAACTGATCCCGAGTCAGGTCGCTCGCACTCTTCGGTCGGCCAGCACGGTGACGGTGAATCGCAGCGTTCCCAAGTATAAAGTTGCGCAGATATTGGCCGCAATGAGCGAATTGCGAGGCAAATTCGATGAGACGGTGGCGCCGCAGGTGTGGTTCTCCTTGCCCAGTGTGAAGCTCAGCAAGGCGCAACATGACCATCTGAAGACGCTCCCGCCCATTCCGAAGCAATGGATGCATCGGGTTGAAGTGTTTCATCCGAACGGCAAAGTGTTCTGGGTTGCATACGATAAGAACAATCAACGCCATCACAGGTACACCAAGGACTGGCACGAGCAACGAGAGCACACAAAAATTGTACGTGTCCTTCGAGTAATGACGCGTCCTGGCTACCAGGCAACAATGGACCAGGTTGTCGCTCGGGATGCGTTGAATGCATCACTGCGCCCCCTCGCACTTGCTACTTCTATCCTTCGCCAATGTCCGTTGCGACCCGGCTCGAAGCATTCGAAAAACTTCGGGCTTACGACGCTTACAAAGCGCCACCTTAACAAAAATGTGCTGAAGTTCAGAGGTAAATCGGGTCAGATGAACATATGTCGTCTGAACGATGACTCAAGGCGCATGCTTGTGGACCAGACCTCGGCGGGAAGCCTGCTCAGCATCAGTGACGCAGACCTCCGTGACTACGTACAAATAAACTTCGGAATTACTACCAAAGACTTTCGCACAATGCGCGCCAATGAAATTTTTTTCGATATGACACGGAATCTGCCGGCAACCATGACCCTGAAGGAACGAGCTGCCGCCATAAACACCATCTCGCACAAGGCCGCAGAGCACTTAAACAACACTTCGACCATCGCAAAGTCGAGTTACATTTCGAGTGTCTTACAGGCCGCCCTGCTCCTGTCGCCCCGAACGATTCGGGACGCACAAACACTTCCGAACCTGCTCGGCCTTATCGAGGCGTGCTCGGCACTGACCGTCCTGCGAGGTGCCGTCCTGCAACGTTCGTTTGGAAAAAGGATGTCGACTTTTACAGTTGGTGACGTAACTGTTCACATGTAGTTATTCGATTAGATAATGTTGGGCGTTCGATAGACGGCGAACGACGCCTTATACGGGTTCATCTGCATCGGACCAAAGGTCGTCGAGTCGCATGTGTAATGATTACTGCACTGCCCGTTGAGCAGCCCGCAAAAGTAGCCGGTGTCCGCAACGCCTGGGCGCCAGTAGAAGTCTGTTCCGTCGCTTAACACGCTCCATTCGTCCGAGTCAATCATTCCCTGACACGGTAGCGTGCACGCAAGCACGGACTGCTGGTGCTTTGTCCGAAGCTGGTTAAATGCAAAGGCTACGCCTGGTATCTGCTGCAAGCTCGAGCCGGTCTGGGTGATTGGTAGCGTGGCAATTGCAATGTAGCGATAGGAATTGTCGCCCGTGCGAAACTTATTGTTGCGGTTGCGCGCCCATCGCGCAATGTTAGTGTAGGAGACACCGCCTGTGTCAAGCTCATAGTCGGTTGGTGCGTACTGGATAATGTCGACGAAATCAGGCGCACCGCTCCAGACGGCGTCTGGCCCCCAACAACCGAGGAAATTAGCGGGCACTTTCACGCCGCCAACGATATTCCCGACCGCTACGATCTGTGCCTGAGCGCGCCCATGCTCAACATACACACGGCGCGTCAGCTCAAAGATGACCCAAATACCAAGTATAACAAGCGCCACACGCCACACACCGCTCCAATAATCCCTTTGTTTTAGATTATCCATTGCCTTTGAGCGTAATTCCATTTTACTTTTTATAGTTACTTTTTATAGTTAAAAAAAGTTAACGTTTACAAAAGCATGGGCCCAATATGCACCTTACCGCCGAGCAACAGGAACACGTGTGAAATTGTGCCCGACCGAAAAATCTTACTGTATTTACTGTTCTCGTTGCTTGCTATATGCGTTGTCGGTTTCACGTTGCGGCAGATTTTTTCGAAGACCGCTGCAACCGAGTCATAGGAACAGTGCCACATCGTTTGACCTTCAAATATAGGCATCTCCGTTTTATCGCCAATCACTTCAGCTGCATGCCGCCATACCAGCTTGTGCGGACCAGCTCCACCCACTCGACTGAACCAAAATCTCCGCCGGCTTGATATCGTTATGCCGGCAGTTGTACTAAGCCAGCGTTTTTCCCAGTCCGCCGGCAGCGTCTCCTCCGTCACCGGCTCGCACAATACTCTTTTTGTCGTCGTCAGGGATTTCGTCGTGGTTCTCCGCGGGACTGGGCGTGTTGCCGAGCGCCCACGAGATGCGGAGCATTGGTAGGGGGTTAGTAATGCCGATGTAGCCAAGGTGCGACAGGACTACCCGTAGGCGGATAGCGAAGGTGCCCCGTAGGTATTCAATTCGATTGTGTCGCCGACAGATGGCATTTCTTTCCTCGAGAGCCCGTGCAAGAATGGGAAGGCTGAATAGAGCGATCGACGTTTTTTCAATGAAGCACGAATTGACACGGTCGTTGATGATTGCCGGGTGGTGCGCTGGTATGTCAGGCGAGTCAATATCATGATCCCGCTTCGCCCGCAGCGCCCGGGTGAGCTTCGCAAATCTCATTGGCAATGCCGGTTCCCACGGCGTTTCCACTACCCAGCACACATACTCTGCGCCGTCCGGTTGCGTGATGTTAATCCGCATTACATAACGATGCTCAATCAGCGCAGAGTGCATGGCGGCGAACGAATCGTAAACGACGTGCGAGGGATGTGGTTTATTGAGCCCAAAACTGACCGAGGACTCAAAGTGCATGGTACACGCCGTTTCTTCCCAAAATTCGCGTGCTGCGGTTGTCTCCGCACTTTCGGGCGTATTGGTCATTGGGCAAGCACGCACACCGCCTCCAAAGTCAGACCATGTCTCGCTTTCGTTCCATATTGGGTAGCGCCTCTCGCGGCCTAGGTACACATAAACATTTCCATAGGTCGGGTCTTTAGTTATCGCAACAATTGACGCACCTACCAATCTTGACATGACATGTCTTAAACGATATACGATAAAATGTCAGCCTATAAAACCGCACACATTTCGACTTGTAAATCAGCAATATGCCGAAGCTATAAAGTGAATGTCAAAGTGAATGTCATAATTCGTTCATTCAAAGTGTTATTTTATCGACTACATTGAAAAACAAACTCGTCTGAAAAATGTCGCAAATGGTTCAATCATCGAGCGGGCCGGCGCCCCAAGACATGGCTCGTGAGCAGTTCATGAACCACTTTGACGACTTCATGAAAGCGCTCTCAGATGTGTTCCCTAATGACGACTGCCTGCGTGACTACTATCTCAAGTATAAAGTTGCGATAATGACATCAAACGATCCCGCGGAAAAGAAGAGGAACGAGACCATGATCATCGATAAGTTCCGCACGGAGGCGAGCGACAAATTTGACCGAATGGTCGCACGTGACGTGACCGTTGTCAAGGAGCTCACCTTCATCGATTGGTTTGCGCCTCTGTTTGAGCAAGCTGATGAAGAGACACGATCAATTATTTGGGATTATTGCGATCTGTTGATCCAGCACTGCGTGTGCCACGACATGTACACCAAGATCCCACCAAACGTGTCGTCGGTCCTGGGAAACATCAGCCAGAGCGTGGAGCGCGGCGAAACTGACCCGAGCAAGCTTGACGTCGCCAATCTAAGCGCACAAATTCTTCAAAACGTAAATCCAGCCGAGATGCAGGAGTTTGCGCTAAAGATGATGTCGGACGAAGTTGCGATGCGGAACCTGTGCCGCATTGCCGCCGGTCAAATGCAGAAGAACATGCCCACGGGCCCCGCCACCGGTACCGTCGCCGGTCAGCCCATTGACACCGCCACTGACACATCCACTGACACCGCCACTGATACCGCCACAGACACCACTGACACCGCCACAGACACCACCAACACCGATGCGAACACGTAGCTGCTCAGAGCGCAACCGGTGAGATTTTTGTGGGTATATTACTGACCAGGACACCACCGCTTTCCTTGTGCGACAGGGAAAGGCCGATAGAGTAGTCCAGCGAAGCCGCATGACGCATCGGACGAAATGCGGTGTCAGCGTTCACGAGCTTGTTTGTTAATGCTACCGAGCCGTCGCGCGTGTGATCCATCTCGCGACAGACAAACTCTTCGCCGTGGAGGAGACGGCATGTGATAGGCTTTAGGTCCCCTGACAGATAATCATGTAGCCGTTTCGGAGTGTCAATTGCTTCATCAGATCGACCCATATGTCTCAAAATGTAATCTATTTTTTTGTACTCTACATGACCAGTTTAAGATCTATTTTTTTGTACGGACCTTAAGAAATAGATGACCAGTTTAAGATCCCTTGACTTGTTTTCCGGAATCGGAGGATTCTCCTTAGCTTTGCAAGGAGTTGCAAAGACGGTTGCTTTTTGTGACAATTCCGTTAATTCGCAAAATGTTCTTCGTGCACGGATGGCAGATGGTCAGCTTGAGGTGGCACCCATCATTGACGACGTTCGCACTATCGGAACCGCATCAGTTCCCCATATTGACATCATAACCGCTGGTTTCCCATGTCAGGACGTCAGCACGGTTGGTATCAACGATGCGTCTCGGTCTGGGAGCTCGGGTCTGGTAAAGGAGCGCTCTGGTCTTGTGTTGCAGGTGATGCGCTTGACAAATGAACTGAAGCCGTCGTTCGTCCTGCTAGAAAACGTTAAAGCTATTACGAGAGACCCAGCCTTCGAGGCCATGCTGCGCGGATTTGCGAAGATTGGGTACCGCGGCTATTGGGACCAATTCAACGCCGCAAGTATGGGGTTTACGCACCAACGCAACCGTTGGTTCATGCTTGCCGTGCGCGACAATGATAAATCCCGACGATTGTGCAGGCGTATAATGCATTTACTGCAGCGATATGGCGACGCAAAGCTCCACGTACCTCGAAAGGAAACAACGCTGATGGCGCACCCACCCCGCGGCTCAGAGCCGATACGCACGAGGCTCGAGCTGCTCGGGAATAGCCTCATTCCAGACGTGGCGCGGAATGCTTTCTCAATCTTGCTTGCACGTTCACTAGAGCCACAGACGAACACAGAGAACGCCCCGCTGATAGCCGGATCATTCACCCGCACCGGCATTATTTCGACCTGCCCGGCTAACAGCCTTATGCGTGTTTCTAAAGTAATGCGGAAGCCGCTGAGGTTCCTCCCCGACGCCGACGTAACGAACTGGCGCAGTGGCGGAGGCCGCAACTCTGTGCGCGAGAAGCTGGTTAATGGTGCCGAGAAGGCGCAGTGGTCGACGCCAAGGCACGGGGTACGATTGGGCGTAAAGAGCATCACCGCCAGAACCCAGAACGACCTGCCCGTTCAACTCATTTACTGGGAAGGTACACCCGAGCGCCTGCGGGAGAAGGCGTTTGCCTCGCCGTTCCAAGCGTCGGCATCGCCTCGTTTTGTGGAAGACATGATGGGTTATCCGCGGGACTGGACGTCTCTGCCGAAATTTAAACCGGTTAAATAAAGAATGGTTTCAAAAAGGCGGGAGCACTCAAACATTCAATTCGACTTACTAGACGGCATTGCGGCGACAATTGGTCTACTATTTGCGCTTGAAGCCCCCACTGAAATTGCGTCGGATGACCTGCATGTCATAATGCTCATCTTCAGTGCGCTGGCAACTATACTACTTACGCTTATGGAGAGCATTTCGAATGAAAAATATAAGCGCTACAGAGTGCCGAGTGCAGTGCTAGCCCTGATCTTCCGTGTTCTTGCATATTTAATGAGAACGACCAAATTAGATAATAGTATTGTCGGGTCATTTTTAGTTGCAAGCGACATTTTCTGTCTCATCGTGATTAGCTTGGTTGCCGCGAGTGTCAAGAACGCACGAATATCATTTATAGCGTTTACCACCGTGCTTTTGTGTGCTGCGATCGATGGTTGGGTAATTTTTCACCTGAAGGAGAAAACCCAAAGTGATACAACAAAAGTTTTTCGCATCGTGAGCGGCATTCTGATCGGGTTGAGCATACTCTTACTAGGCGCAGTTCGTTCTTGATGAAAAATCTCATTTTTTTATCCAATCGTTTAGCTGCTATGTTACTTGTGCTACCCGAGGACGTGCTGCACGTCATTCTCGCTTACACCGACCCGGCAACACAAACTCGGTGGGAAGCTGCGCTACCGTCGAATCAAGGTGCTTTATGCCATCTGCGCACCGATGCAATGTTTGCGATGCGCTGGTTGCAATGGCTTGACCATTACGGAATTGAGCATCCGAGACTCTTTGCTCGCAAGTATAAGACGGCGAAGCAGAGCTTCGTCCGCCACGCCGGGCGACTGTGCATCGGCACTCGACGTGATTCGGGGTGTTGGGCGTACACGACGCACGAGACCACGTTTGTCGCTCAGGCGTTTGGCGAGCCGCGGCTATGCAAGAGATGCGAGTTTTTCAGATTCGTTTCAAAGTCCCGTGCCGTCGAGGAATTGCGTTGCGAGCGACGGCGACTAAGCCGTCCGCAGCGTGATCATCACTATAAGTTGCACGCCACGCTTCTGGAAACGGCCGCTTGGCGAAGAGTCTTCTACGGAAACATTTCGCACGGCGTGTTTGCTCGGCGACGGCAGCTTAACATGGCACGGGGCCATGTCGTTCGCTACATAACAGCTCGATTTCCGTTCGATTGAGTTTGATATTTAACTATTAAAACTATATACTTGTAAGCACATGTCGGACGCACTGGTTTCCCCGCAATGGGAATTTGTCGAGGTACTGGAATACACCGGGTACTTGCCTAAGGCACGGCTGCTGTATGCACCTCAGACTGTACCTCCAAAGTCCTTCGGCGAGAAAAGCCGCCGTAAACACGAAGCGGTCGATTATTACATATCGAAAAATATCGAATGGTTCCGGTCGCAAAAATATTATTTATAAGTTAGATCAAGATATTCATGACAGTGGCGGGGAGCAACTTGGGGTGCACGACCAGCGCATTTGACTACTACACGACGTGGTCGTTAGTGATATTTATCCTTTCGCTTGTTGTATACATTACATTGATGTTCTATGAAGGGAGGGGCTTTGCCCGTGGGAAATTTGTATTCGTTGCTCGCTGCATAGTATTGTGGGGGATTGCGAACGCATTTGCGGTTGGTATAGTTGGCCACATTGCGGTGTCGTACCTAGCCGATGCAAAACTTTTCAATAACGACGCTCACGAAAGGACTCAATTAATTGACGATTTTATGCATCTTTTACCGCTCCTCGTATGGGCCATCATACTAGCGGCCGACTCGGACAGGATCTTGCAAGGCACTGGTTGGCCAACAATTGCGTTCGTATTGATTATTTTAGTTGTGGTCGTCGTACTATACGGAGTAATTCCTGCGGAAATAAAAGTTACTCAAAGTTATTTATTTCCGGACGTTATCGTTCCAAAAAATAACACTTGTAGGTCTAAAACCGTTTATGATATATATGAGGGACGAAATATATCAAACAAAAAGGCAAGAGGACTTGATAAAATGAAACTGGTGTACTTCAGATATCAATCGAATGAAAACCGGGTGATAGCGATGGCAGTGGTGATGCCCGTCATCTTTGTCTTGTTCGTTGTGATGTTCGTGTTGATGGCCGCCTATAAAAGGTCAAAATTGATACACGAAGTATTTGAATATAATAAGATCCAAGTTACCGATAAAATGGGTAATAAGGCCGATAATAAGATGGGTAATAAGGCCGATAATAAGATGGGTAATAAGGCCGATAATAAGATGGGTAATAAGGCCGATAATAAGATGGGTAATAAGGCCGATAATAAGATGGGTAATAAGGCCGGTAATAATAAGGCCGGTAATAATAAGATCGGTAATAAGGCCGGTAATAAGGTCGGTCGTAAAATGATAAGATCGTAGCGGTGGTGAACGCGCCACAGCCCTTCGACAATCGGATAACATCGAATGTCGATAAAATTTCGTGCCTTTAGCAAAGCATGAGTAGTTTAGATAGTAATTTAGATAAAGTGCGCAAACTTGATACAGGGTGCACGAATAACTTATTTGACTACTACGCGACCTGGTCGTTCGTTATATTTATTCTGTCGATTGTCGCCTACTTGCTGCTGTTGTTTGTTGCTCCCCGTGGAAAATATGCCCGCAGCGTTGCTCTCAGCATAGTATGGTGGGGAATTGCGAACGCATTTGCGGTCGGTATAGTTGGCCACATTGCGATGTCGTATCCAGCCAATGCAGAAAGTTTTACGAACGACGCTCACACACGTAATCACGTAGTAGACGATTCTATGCATCTCGTGCCGCTTCTTGCCTGGGCCGTCATCTTAACGGCCGACTCGGACAGGATTGTGCCCGGCAATCCACACTATGCGCTCTTTGCGTTGCTGCTGTTTGTCATTGTAGTCACATTGTACTACACAGTTCCTTTATCATTGGACGCAGTGCCTGAAGAATTTAGATTCGATTGTATTGCGCTCGCAAAAAAGAAGTCCATGATAAATTATAATGTATCCCAAACATTTTTCGGCGTGGTTCCCAACCGTGTAAATAATCCAAATGATAAATTAAGGCTTGTATACTACAGATTTCAAAATGATCCATTATGGATGGCAGTGGCGATACCCATACTCTTTGTCTTGTTCCTTGTGATGCTCGTTGTGATGGCCGTGTATAAAAAGTCTATAGCAAGAAAAGAGAGTAAATGGATGAAAACATAGATATTTGTGGTAGCGATGTGTGCTGCCTGGTGTTGTCGTCCGGCGGTGCTCGAGCCTTCCCCGTCATGGTTGCGTGTCTGGAAATGCTGCTAGTGCAGCGGAAGCTCAAGCTAGAGAACATCCGTGTTGTCCGCGGAACATCGGCGGGTGCGGCTGTTGCGCTGGCAATTGCGCTACGCATGAACATAAAGGAGCTGCGCGAGGAGTGTACGCATGCCTTGGCCACCGCTGGCACTGTCAGCTTCCACCCGCCCAACTTGTTCACGAAATTCGGCGGATCGTCGCACGAAGGCATCGCGCAGGGGATGAGCGACATGATCAAGCGCAAAGGCGCCGAATCCTCTTTGACGTTTCGGCAGCTCTACGAGAAGACGTCCTGCTCCCTATGCACGGTCGCCACGAACGCCATCGACGGTACACCGATTATTTGCTCTTTAAAGCAAACTCCTAACGCACGGGTGCTTGATGCGGTGCTGGCATCCATGGCCATTCCATTCATGCTCTCTCCGTACCGATTTAAACTCGATCCATCGCAACTGTCAACCGAACGACTTTGTGTCGACGGCGCCTTGACGTATCCGTACCCGGTTTCGGTCCCCGGCGAAGACGAGCTTAGTCGTTCGCAGACGATTGGAATACGCGTGCTGACCTTACGGTCCGTTCAGAATCCAAGAATGGACCTTTCGTCGTTGGACTTTATGACGTACGCCGCAAACATGACGTCGATGCTCTTCGCAAAATTCGAGCAGACCGATACGGCAGGTTTTTTTACAATTCAAGTCGAGTGCCCAATGCGTGGCACCGGGTTCAACCTTGCGCAATCGACCATTCTTACCTTGGAGGCGGCTGCGCTATTGGCAACTTCGCGCGCTTCAAATTCCATACAGGAGATCGAAACAGGGTCGGTGAGCATTGCAACACAGACAGATTGGTAGAAAAATAGACAGCACTAAGTAGACGATGGAAATAACGGTAACAACATCAATCGTTTTGGCGGCGGGTGTCTGTATCGTGATTGCAATTCTTGTCATGATCATGGCAAAGTTTGGGGCCGTTGCAAGCGCGCTGCTCTCCCTAGCGCTGCTCGGATTTGCAGCCGCCTACATTTGGTACTCCGGCAACGAAGCGGGGTACGACAATCAAGAGGTGGTTGATACGTTCCACGCTCGAGATTCGTCTGCAGCGCAGCTCATGCTTCAGCGCGGCGGTGCCAATAGTAGCGAGGACGGCATCAGCAAGGGAAGCGGCAAGAGCAGCGGCGAGGGCAGCGGCGAGAGCAGCAGCGAGGGCAGTAGCGAGGGCAGCAGCGAGGGCAGCGAGAACAAGCTTGATGAGCTTGACGAGCTTGACAAGCTTGATCAACCCCTCGATTCCGAAGACAGTGTACAACGCTACGTTTATGCGGCACTGCCGGCCACGGGTAATTCGCAGACCCACCCGCTTCCACGTGCAGAACTTTCCAAGACGTTAGCACCATCCGCCAGCATCACTGCTTATCGTCGCGCAGTGGCGCACCGCTCAAATAGATTTGACGGAATCAACGAGCGCCCGAAAGAAGACAAGGGGGCGTCTGCTACAGATGTTAACTGGAAGCACAAGGCGACGACAAACTTCTACTGTCATAATTGCTGAGCGGTTCTCCAGACTTTTTTCAGTCACTATACCAAAAATGTCGGAATTGATATCATACACATTGACAGAAATTGGGCTTGCAGGAGTCGGTTTGCTCGGCCTGATCGAATCGATCCGCCTTTCCGCTGACAATGGACGGTTTAACGATACTGATGATGATAATAGAGAGCGGAAGTATACGCTGACGGCGTTGCAGGTAGAGACAGCGGTCAACTTTGTCGCAGCTTTCGTGTACGCCAAAATGATTGCCGAATACAAGAATAATCCAAAGAGCAAGATCATTCTACAGCTCCGGTATGCGGACTGGGTTTTTACGACGCCATTGCTGCTACTATCCCTGAGCCTGTTTATGTTAAAAAGCCACAGGCCTCAGCCGGAGATCGTCGAGATCTGCTCGCCGAGTGACTGCTCGCTGAGTAAGGAGCCCTCACGCTGGTATTTGGGCCTCGCTTTGAGTGCGGCGGTCGCCATGTGCGTTGTTGGTTATCGGGCCGAGCTCAAGCGAGATTTTAGGCTTGCAGTCGTCTCCTTTGTTTTCCTTGTGGCAGCTTTTGGGCTATTAGTGCCTTATATCGGCGATACCGGCATCGGCGATAATGAAAACATTATTGTCTATTCAGTCCTCGCATTCCTCTGGTGTTGCTATGGGTTTGTGTGGTTCATAAAGAACGAGCAGAAGCGCAATATTGCATATAACTCGCTCGACCTGCTTAGCAAGGTCGGGTTTGGATTATACTTGTGGGTGAACATACGGGGTATTATGTGAACCAGGATCAAACGGATTTTCCTTTTTTTTACGGCACGGTTCTGCAAGCGTGGATTTGCCTTTGCAGTTTTTTTTGGCAATGTCGTATGTGCTTGGATACTTAAGGGACAAGTCGTCATCAGAATGTTCCCACGTACGTTGCGAAGCACGACCCCATCGAGTACTGTCCGTGCTGCGTTTCACTTCAAAAAATGTTCGTTGGATCGGCACAACTGTCAAATTGTTTTGCTTCCACATCATATGCAGTGCTCTCTCAATGCTTTCGCGGTGCTGATTTTTGACAAGGAAAGGCACGACGTTAACTACGCGCTCAAAGTCGTCCGGGTGGAAAACCACGTGTCGATCGGTCAGCCCACCATATCCCTCGTCGGGTGGCACGTAAATGGTTCCCTTCGACGGCCGCACATCGGGGTGATCGCAAGCGTAGAAGTGATCTGACCTTGTCAGGATCACCCGATCGTACTCTTTGACTTTTTCAGCGTGGTTCTTGACGAGGACGCTTCGAAACGCGGCAATGACCCCGCCCGATCCTCGTACGCCATTTTTCAAGCCACCGTGGATATTGTGTGCGGGTCGAACCTTATACTCGCGCTTTTTAAGCGGCACACCGATTTGGTCTGCCACTTCATCCCACACTTTCAAGAAGTCGACCGATTCAGTCCATTTATAATGCGCGGCATCAAACAGCGATTGGTTGGTGTCGTCTGATCCGTGGTCAAAAAGAAGGGCCAGATCGGCATGCAACGGGTGGAGTACGTGTTTTTGCAAGGTGCCCCATGCGCACTCACCGCCGCGAGCATTGCCAAGCAATATCACGAGCGTCTTCGGCGCCTTCAGAAAGCTCGTCGGGGCGGAACTGCGTGGATTACGAATAGCACGCAGCGCCAATAATGCCATGAGCGTCACGGCGAAAGTAATCGCAAACCAAATGAATCCGATGTACTTCATTTTATATTAAATAGAGAAAAATGTTAAATAGACAAAATCACTGCACCGGTATGTCCCGAGTTTCCCACCACGTCGGTAAATGGATCCATTTACGTGACAAGACAACCGCTAAAAAGATGCTCACTGCGAGCAGGATGACAATTAAAATCAATCCGGCAATGTACGTGGCTTTTGAAGTGACCTTCATTGGCAAACTGTGACGAACTGTGAGTACGTGAACAATTTAGATAAGTGCGTTGGTGCGAAGGTGGCAAATATGCACGGTGTGTGTAAATCACTCCTACATATGCCGTACGCACACGTTGAGTTTGCTGGCGGCGATGCATTCCGGTGCATTAGTCTGTCGGATGGCACGAAGGACTATCCTGGTAGCACATTTTGTCTGCAGACTGGCACCGCATGGGACATCTTGCGCCAGGTGCATGTGGACGACGTGCTCAAACACGAAAGCAAACGTTTCATGGACGCACAGGAAAAGCTGAACGCCCGGGTGTGTCAGGCGCATGCGACGCACACGGAGGTCGAAGGTCTTGCAATGCCCAAGCCCATTACCCACGAAATGGTTGCGCAAAACCAAGAATCACGCAATAAACTTATGAACCCGCTGCTCGAAGCACAGCACATCGAGCAGCACAGCGAGACCGATATTGTGACACGACTCCATCAATTCTGGGTCATCACGGTCCTGCGAAAGAGCGAAGGTACCTACTTAATTGTGCACGGTGCACATCCCGATCAAAACGCAGCAGAGAGGCAAGCCCGTGCGGTGATTGACACGGAGCTGGTGAACGAGGCCGACGTTATCTCGGCACGTTCTTGGTTCGCTGTCATGGACTTTGACACGGCCGACCTTGCCTGCACCACATACGTGAACGACGATGCCATGAATTCGACCATGCGCAACGCACATTGGAAACAGGAAATGGCCAAAGCCATGACCGAGAAGGCAAAGTTGGATGGCGTGGACCTGCCAACAGCTGATCGACCGGGCTTTGTCATGAATCCAGAGTTCAGTGCAACCGTCTCGTCGGATGCGTGATGCCCCTTTTCATGTTGTGTCTTGAACCATGCGCATTATGTTGTCGCCTGCACGTAGCCGCGCCGCTCTTAGGGGCATCACCCTCGGTTCCGCTGACACCGCTGGCGACAGGGGGGCTTTATGGACGAATGCGGATTGGCTGTTACGCATCCTTTTAGCTCGGGGTTTGCGTAGACGTTTGCGGCACATCGGGCACGTGAACGCCGTTGCGCACCACCGAGTGATACACTTGACATGGAAGGTGTGCCCACACTCCAGTCGCACCGCCATTTCTGTTGCGTCTAAGCAGATTCCGCACACCGTCTGATACTCCCACGCCTGATTCTTGAAAACGGGCCCGTGAGAGCAGCACAGGCCCCTATTGACAACACGACGCCGGCATCTCTTTCTGTCGGCGTTTACACCCATACATCGCAAGTTGTTCATTATTAATTGGGTTCCGTACCGAGGGAGTTCATTTTTATTGTCGAAGAATTTTAGAGTCGAGGACCATTCGATTAATAATTGCTCCGTTTAGATGACGTGTTAAAGATATACTGCGTCATCATCCATCTAGGCAAAAAAATATCTTTCCAATGACCTGCAGTGGAAAAAAGGATCGACGGCGGCGCCGGAAAAGGGAACGACAACAGCCTGCGCCACCTTCGGAGGCCCCACCAGCACGACCGGCGCCACCGGCGCCACCGACGCCACCGGCGCCATTGCAGCACTCACAAACGCCTCCTCTCCGCGATGCCAATATCTTGCGCGAATTAGAGATGTCTGCGCTGAACAATGGTGTAACTCAGCAGCTCCGATCGACCAGCTGCGACCACGAGCCGCCAATATTGTCGGCGATTGATGGTTCACTGTCGTGTTGCGCAATCTGCTTCGAACCAGGCATCCACTTTCTCATGCACCGCTACGCGTGCTGCGGTCACATTGTCTGTTCCTCGTGCACACAAAAGTGTTCCGGTCTACCTACCAAGATATGCTGCTTCTGCTATTGCGAGCTGCCAATCAACGAGGCCGAAATCCGTGCATACACTCGACAGAACTCTGACCGCGGCAAGCCGTGGGCAATTGTACTAAATGGAAAGTACCTGATCGAAGACAACAAGCGGACGCTCACAAGCGAGGCGTTAATGCAGTACAAGGAGGGCATCCGGCAGATCATCCTTGCCGCCGCACACGACGAGCCGTTTGCACTAACGGAATACGCAAAGATTTTGGAAAACACCAGTAGCCGAAGCTGCCTATCGGATTGCGATCACCTACAGATCTTCGGTTTCAGTGAGGTCGACAAGCAACAGCTCATGCAGACAAAGATGAGTGTCCTGATTCGCAGTGCGGAGCAGGGCAACCCCGAGGGGATGCTGATGCTGGCCGAATTTTACCTCGCAGGTGGCGACTTCGCAAAGTCGCAGCTCCTTTTTTACCGCATCTTTAGCGCATTCGGATCTTACTGTTCGGTCGACATTGACTACACGGAACAAATCTGCTTTTTACCCGCAATACAGCTCGTTCCCGTGTCCGCAACACAGTCTCTTGCCCACGCCGCACAGAAGTCGGCGTACTGGATTGCGTGGCTCTCGTTTGTGGAAGACAACGAGCTCGAGAAAGCCTATTGGTACTTTCGTAAGGCGAAGGACGTACCAGACAAGTGTGGCGTGCGAAGGGGTTTGGTGCGTTGCTTTTACTGTTGCAAGAAAGCTAAGTACTTATGTAGCGCTTGCAAGTGCGCTCGGTACTGCAGCACCGCGTGCAATAAAGCCAATTGGGCCAAGCACAAATCAAAGTGCGCACTGATCAAGCATATTCAGGACGTATTTGAGCAGACTCAAACCCCTAGTGAGCGCCTCGACATGGCTTGTATGGAACACCTCTTCCTCGACCTAGGCGACGGTCTATGTACACGCGTGTCTTTGTATGAACCGCCTATAGTGACGTCCTTGCCGGCGCACGGTATCCGGAGATGCTGATATCGCTCGATTACTCGGCACACGGTATTCGGCGATGCTGATATCGCTCGATTACTCGGCACACGTGTGCGGCGAAAATTATCCTGTGAACGGATCGCCCTTGTGTTTGACAAACTGTTTTTTGTTTTTGAAGATGAGAACTGTTTTTTGTTTTTGAAGATGAGAACTGTTTTTTGTTTTTTAGACAAACTGTTTTTTGTTTTTGTTTTTTTGTAGAAAATAGTGTTTTATAAAGATGAGTCGACGAAGACGAGGCGCATGAAAAAACAGTAAAGTTTAAAATGCCGGTGCGCAATGTAAGCAACCGGGCAACCGACGGATCAAGCCGCGGGCGCACCTCGGCGTGGTTCGAGCAACAGATGAACACACAAGCACAACAGCTCTTAGTAGTGCCACTTGACGCGGTGGAGCGTATCGAAAACATTGAGAAAACCCTAAAAGGCATCGATGACGATTCGAAAACACACGGCAGCATGCGCCGGCACCACATACGACAGTATAATGACTTAAAAAAAGAACTTGCCGATGCACACGCCATTGTCAATGAATATAAGTCTGGAAAAGCATCGGCTGACTATCGACGAGAGGCAACGGAGTACCTGCGTATGTTCAAAATGTGCAAGGTTGACACGGAGGCAACCGGCACCGTCGAGAACTCACTCACCTCCATGTCTGGGACGCAATCGCACAGACGCTACCGGAAACGTTCGGACCTTGATCATATCATCCGCATGGCATCGAGGTCGGACGTGCTCAACGAGCCCCAGCGTCACAGCATTGTCGACGAGTTTATGTCAAAGTTCCACCAGGTATCGCCGCCGGTGTATTTAATGCATGGCGACATGTGTCCTCGGTGTGACACGCAGATGCGAAAATCGCAAGATTGCGGAGGGTGTCTAGAGTGTCCGACCTGCGGGAGCGCTACCTTTGTGCAGGACTCGACCTCGACAACAGTTTCCTTTGGCGACGACATTGAGTACAGTAATTTTACGTACAAGCGCGACAACCACTTCCAAGAATGGCTCAATCAGTGCATGGCCAAGCAAAATTACGACGTGCCCCAGCTAATCCTCGACGATGTCATGACTGTCTTGCACCGTGAACGCATCAAGCCCGAGAACGTCAACGCCAAAAAGGTTCGCGAGGCTCTCAAAGAGAAGAAACACCGCAAGTATTACGAACACGCAATGCTCATAGCATGCAATCTCACGGGACGTGAACCGCCGCGCATGGAGCCGGTCATGGAGGAACGACTCAGATCAATGTTCCGCATGATGCAGCAACCGTTCGAACAGATTCGCGACACCTTAATGCCCGAGCGAAAAAATTTCCTCTCTTACTCGTATGTTCTATTTAAGCTTTGCGAGCTCGACAACGAACTCGAACAGTTTAAACAGTGCTTCTCTCTTTTGAAGGGCCGCGACAAGCTCTACCGACAAGACCAGGTATGGAAGTGCATCTGCGACGATTTGGGTTGGACCTACATACCTTCTATTTGATTTCGCAAACCGATGAGCAAACCGACAAGAACGAGCACGGCGACAACGAAGACTGTAGTTAGAAAAATAAGGGTGCCGACGCCCCAAGGCCGACTTCCTCGCATGTAAAAGAGCGGATTAGCCTTCTCGTGGAATTGACTTGTTGCGCTGGGGTACCGGCCTTTAATCAAAGGCCGACACAGCACATTTGCAAGTCGGCATTGAGAGAGCAAGGTTTTCTGCGCTACTTGTCGATCCGTACTATTCGCAAACTCTCTAACCATTTCGTGGAAGAACGCAGCGTGTGGGCGAGGTACATAGTAAAACACGTCTGATGCAACTGTCTCATTCGGTTCGTCGAACGCATAACGTATCGCTTGCTCGGTCGCATCGATTTGCAGGTGCACCTTCCAAATGACATCGAGTCTTGAAACTACAATTGCGTCGTACAAATCATAGTTAACAGCGTCCAGCACGCCGACTACCCGTTCCCACTGATTTGACGCAGACGATGTTATAAAATCTTCTTCAGAGGGCATCCGGTCGCCCATGAACGCCAACGAGTCTCGCACATGACCGCAGTCTGTTGTCACGATTGTGCGTTTGACTCCCGGTATGGACATCACCCCGCCCGAGCTCGACCTCCAAGCACACTCGGCGTATATTTGACGGCTTTGGAAGCACGGGCCCAACCATAACCTTGTATTGCTTCGATTGTAGCTTAAACGACCCGAAAATATGATCAACACATTTTGATCCGGAGGGTTGATATTTGACCGCTGGTCGAGAGCGCCGTGAGTTATCTGGAGTCGACTGGTTCGATAGTTAATAGGATTCGTGGCTTTCAGCTTCCCAACCGGAGCTTCGCCTAAAAATACATTGTTTCCAATCACAAACCCAGTGTCTGTCTGAAGTTGGTTTTGACAGTCCGGTGTGTCCCTGAACGCAAAATCGGGCTGTAGGCACCGTCTTTCCATTAAAAACACTCTTTTGTTATTCGCATCTAAAAAAATCATGCGCCCATGATGGGAGTCGAACCCACAACCTTGCGATTAGAAGTCACACGCGCTATCCAATTACGCCACATGGGCTATTAAATGTATTGCGGTAACTGAATCAGACATTTGAAATAAGCGCGCCGCAAAAACACGCTAACACCAACACGCGCCGCCAAAACACGCGCTGCGGACTCGCACGTCTGCGCAGCCAATATCGCAAGTTAACCAACGCGCTGCTTCTTCCGCACTGGCTCCGCCACAGCGCCGTCTTCATTGTCGTCATCACTGTCATTGCACCGCCCGGCGGTTGCGTCGGACCGCCCGGCCAGGTACGCCTTCATCGCAATCGCCTTGAGGTCCGCATGTGGTGTGTATCCGTAAGGTCGAAGTTGAAAGCCTTCAAGAATGTTGGAGATATGTATGGGAATTTGATGTCGCTGGTCAACCACGCTCGCGCCGTTGATGTCGCTGGTCCCCTTCTCCTTCTCGGCGGGCGGCTCGACGGGCTCCGATGCGGCTTGTGGCTCGACGGACGGCTCGACGGGCTCCGATGCGGCGAGCTGCTCGACGGACGGCTCGACTGGCTCCGAGGCGGCGGGCGGCTCGGCGGGCGGCTTGTTGTCGCTGATGCGCCATCCCGATGCCTCTGCTTCCAAAAGCAAATTCAATTGCTTCTTTTCCTCCGCCTCCTCCGCCGCCCGGCGCATCTCTGCCTTCTCCGCTGCCTGTTGCGCGGCCTCAAGTAGCAGCCGCACCATCGCCTCATCCTGGAACGCAACCAAGGGCGTGGACCCATCGTCGTCCGGCTGCTGGTCGACAGCGTTCATGCGGAGGATCGGCGGCAGCTTCTTTGCCCGCCGCAGCGCGTCCCGGTACGCGTCGTCGCTGCTGCCGCCCGGGCCGCCGCCGGCCGCCGCCGCGCCGCCGGCGAGCGTGGCGCTCACCGTCTGGCTGTGCCACTCGACAGCGTTCATGCGGAGGATCGGCGGCGTGGGCGGCCCTGCGCCTCGTTCGGAGGGCGACGGAGGAAACTCGTCCTCGCTTTCAGTAAGCTCATCGTCGATTGCATCGGTTGCCGCAACCGCGGCAGGCGGGGTTGAGTTTCCGCCCTCGACGGGTGGCTCCATGTTGGAATCGTCGTGCTCGTCGTGCTCGTCGTGCTCGTCGTGCTCGTCGTCTGACTCGGCCAGCGGATGCTTTGAGCGCTTGTTCTGCGACTGATCCGTATGCTTTGCGCGCGGATTCCACGTGCCAACCAGTTTTGAATGCTCAGTACATAGCCGATTTGTTGCGCCACTTTTGTCCATGTGGCTTGCTCCCTTTACACACGTGCCGTGCTGGCAGCATGTGTCCCACCTTCGGGTATTCCACTTGCGTTTGCGGCCATTCTTCATGTAGACACCGAGCTGCAACGGGTTTCCTTTGGCAGGTGCGTTCGGGAATATGGCAGCGGTCTCAAGCGTCTTGGCGTTGGCGTCGGGCAACCCTCCGATGTGCTCTTTCCGTTGCGCCTGGGCCTCCTGCTCTAGATTTTTCTGCTTGATTTTGGCCGCAAATGCCCGTTGCGCCTTGGCCGCCCGTTTCTCTTCTGCCCGTAGCGCCTTGGTCGCCGCTTGCTCCTCCCGTCGCGCCGTGGCCTTTGCCTCCTTTGCCCGCCGCGTCTCGGCTGCTTCCCGCCGCATCTCGGCCTCCATATTCGCCCGCCGCATCTCTGCCTCCTCCTCCTCCTCGTCCTCCGTTTCCCGTTGCTTCTCGGCCTGCTTGGCGTCGCACACTCCACCGCTGCACTTACGGCCGCGGTGAGAACGGAAAAGGTCGTCGTCGCTACTGTCCGTGGTCGCGTCGCTACTGTCCGTGGTCGCGTCGTACTTGTCGTCCCACTCGTTCTTAGCCTCCTCATCGGACTTTGGAGTGGCAACAAGTAAAACGTACTCCTCGTACGTCGAGTGGTACTGTTTCTCAAAAGCCTGTCGCGCCTCCTCTGCCTCCTGCTCCTCCCGTCGTGTCTGTTGAAACAAAGCCCGTTGCGCCTTCATGTGCGCCTCTACGTGCTGCATATGCGCTGTCACGGCCGGGGCGTCACCTCGTCGGTACAGAAACGCCGGTGTCACCTCGTCCTCGTCGGTATTGACGCCTCCGTTCACTGTCGCCGACTCAACGATGCGCTTCTCCTCCGCAATGCGCTTTGAGTCCTCCTCAACGATGCTCGATACTGGGGGCTCGTTCGTGGTAGACTGAACGATGGGCAAACTAAACTTGACTTTCGTAGCAAAGTGATCAATTGCTGGCATGATGTGCATCGAGTCCCAGTCCTTCTGAACCTCTGCCAGCGGATCCCCGCGGTACTTTTTGACTCGGTATGTCCATCGGCGCGTCGCTTCCTCGGCGGCCGCTTCCTCGGGGTCCTCCTCAACGATGCGCTTCTCCTCAGCGATGCGCTTCTCCGCCTCTGCGGCAGCCTCCTTGGCCGCGTCCTCGGTGCGCTTTGCCTCGGCAGCTGCGGCCTCCTTCTCCGCCTCTGCGGCAGCCTCCTTGGCCGCATCCTCGATGCGCTTTGCCTCGGCAGCTGCGGCCTCCTTGGCCGCGTCCTTGAAGCTCTTCTCCTCAGCGATGCGCTTCTCCTCAGCGATGCGCTTTTCCTCAGTGATGCGCTTCTCCTCAACGATGCGCTTCTCCTCAGCGATGCGCTTCTCCTCAGTGATGCGCTTTGAGTCCTCCTCAACGATGCGCTTCTCCTCGGCGATGCGCTTTGAGTCCTCCTCGTCGATGCGCTTCTCCTCGGCGATGCGCTTTAAGTCCTCCTCAGCGATGCGCTTTAAGTCCTTCTCGACGATGCGCTTCTCCTCGGCAACGCGCTTCTCCTTGGCAACGCGCTTCTCCTCATCGATGCGCTTTTCCTCCTCAGCGATGCGCTTTTCCTCGGCGTCCTGCTTGGCCTTGGCGTCCTCGAGCTTCCTCTTCTTCTCCTTGGCTTTTGCGTCTTCGGCGTCCTTCAGCTTCTTGGCCTTTGCGAAGGAGAGTCGTGCTCTCATAAATGCTATTTGGATGCGCGCTTCTCTTGATTTTGCGGCACGATCCGCGGCCGCCTGATCGGTGATGCGCTTCTCCGCCTCTGCGGCAGCCTCCTTGGCCGCATCCTCGATGCGCTTTGCCTCGGCAGCTGTGGCCTGCTTCTCCGCCTCTGCGGCAGCCTCCTTGGCCGCATCCTCGATGCGCTTTGCCTCGGCAGCTGTGGCCTGCTTCTCCGCCTCTGCGGCAGCCTCCTTGGCCGCGTCCTCAATGCGCTTCTCCTCAGCGATGCGCTTCTCCTCGGCGATGCGCTTCTCCTCAGCGATGCGCTTCTCCTCAACGATGCGCTTCTCCTCCGCGATGCGCTTCTCCTCGGCGATGCGCTTCTCCTCCGCGATGCGCTTCTCCTCGGCGATGCGCTTCTCCTCGGCGATGCGCTTCTCCTCCGCGATGCGCTTCTCCTCAACGATACGCTTCTCCTCAGCGATCTCAGCGATGCGCTTCTCCTCAACGATGCGCTTCTCCTCAGCGATGCGCTTCTCCTCAACGATACGCTTCTCCTCAGCGATCTCAGCGATGCGCTTCTCCTCAACGATGCGCTTCTCCTCAGCGATGCGCTTCTCCTCGGCGATGCGCTTCTCGTTTTCCGCATTAACCGCGAGCTCCTTGGCCTCGAGCTCTTTCTTTCTCTTCCTCTTCCTCTTCCGCTTCCTCTTCCTCTCCGCCTTTGCTTCGGCGTCCTTTAGCTCCTTGGCGGAGGTTGCGCCCGTTGCGCCCGTTGCGCCCGTTGCGCCCGTTGCGCCCGTTGCGCCCTGCTCCACCGCGGCGCGCTTGGCCTGCCTGCGGAGCCATGTCTTTCTATCGCACAGCCGGAGCCACTCGCCGAGGCAGAGCTCGCCGATGACGATCGCCGTCTTTTGGCGCTCCTTGGAGAGCATGACGAGCGTGCCCGAATCGCCGTCGTCCCAGTGCACCTACGGGTTGCGTCGCGTCGCAACAGTGGCGGTGAGTCCGAGGCGAGCTGCGCCCCCTTGCAGAAGCCGAGCTTCTGGTTGCGCCGGATGACGCGTCGGACATTTCATGAAATTGACATTCAACCGACCTTGCAGAAGCCGCGCTCCCGGTCGCGCGGCTTGGGCGCCGGCCCGAGGCACTCTCCGTACATGACGCCCTCGGTGAAAAAGAACGCGACGCGGTCGCCCTTGAGCGCGCCGCCCGCAATGCCGACCGTCGCCTCAAGCTCGTCCTTAAGCTGCTTGGCGTTGGTCTCAAAGTCGTCGGTAATGGCATCGGTCATCGGCGCAGAGGCAGCGGTCGGTGTTGGCTGGCGCTCCTCGGCGAGCTCTTCATCGTCAGCTTCAACAATTTTACCGAGGCAAAGCGCATCATGGTACCATTGCACAAACCGTGCCAACGTCAGTATCCCGGTACCATCCGGATCGGCAAGGCTGCGCTGCTCGTCAATATCATCACCGTGGGTACGGCTCAAATCAACGCCAAGCTGCTCCAGAACATCCTCAAACTTCCGAATGGGAATGCTGCCGCTCTTTGCGCGTTTGTTGAAATATGTATCCACCGCGTCAAACGCTAGCTGGGCGCATTTGACTCGCGCAGCACCAAGCAGTACGAACGAACACACGGAACCACCAATGGGCGCATTTGACTCGGTATTGCGAGTATCAGGGAGTGCAGGTGCAAACGCGGCAAAACCGCTCGTCGGTTTCGCAGCAGCCGTAGCCAAAGAGCCAGCGAGAGGCTGAGAGGATGCGGCAGCGGAGGCTGATACGTAGGTGTTGGCGTTGGTGTTGGCGGCGGTGGTGTTGTCGTCGTCCTTCGCCGCAAATGCATCTGCGTGCGCTGCCATGCGGGAAACATATCGGGCACCCGTCTCGCAAACATCCTCCTCCTCTTCCTCGTCCTCTTCGACCTCCTCGACCTCCTCGAGCTCCTCGGCCTCCTCGACCTCCTCGACCTCCTCGAGCTCCTCGGCCTCCTCGACCTCCTCGACCTCCTCGAGCTCCTCGGCCTCCTCGACCTCCTCGAGCTCCTCGGCCTCCTCGGCCTCCAGTATTTGAGTATGCTCTTTTGCCCGCCCTGGAGCAGCCTTCTTCCTGGACTGCGTCTTGGCGGCCAGGTCACTAGGGACAGCGACACGGGGCACGCTAGCTGCGACCTCCTTCCATTTGTACCCCCCAGCTAGCTCCTGCGTGCCGCGTATTGCTTTCCCTACAGCATCATGTGACCTATTGATTGCTTTAGCTGCCTCTTGTCGGTTGCGAAAATAAGCAATGACGTTTCCTGTCTTAGGGTCGATCTGAGCTACCGTCATGCCTACCAGGGCATTGGCAGACGCGACGGGAGGCGGAACGCTGTAAAGCGAAATTGATGCGTGATTGACGGGATCGGAATGATTTGTATCGATAGGTTGCGGCGGATGACAGACCGGAGAACCTCGACGGATTGGCGGCGATTGCAGGGACGGGGGGG